AAACCAAAAATGTAACAGTCAAAGAAGCTGCTGAATATTTGCGTGTAGCTTATCGGACTGTTCAAAGATACCTGTCGGAAGGTAAAATTCCATACACAAAGCCGGCAGGAAGGATTTTGATTAATGAACAAGATCTGATAGATTTTGTCAATCTAAAAAATAGATAAAAACAACGCTTCGATTGCTTTGTGTTGAAGTCATGTGGACCTGCCAAAGTAGGATAGCCCCAAAACGTATATATGACTCAACGTTTCACCCAAAGCATCGAAGCGTGTTTTATTAAGCAATTGTTATGAATTTCAACCACGAAAACAAAGGACGGTTCTCAATATAATTGCAATCCTTTTCACTTCCATAAGCCTCCTGTTCAAAAGCAATAGCTCTGTACGCTTTCTTAAAACTACGATTTAACACTAGTCTTACCAGAAATTCAATACCGTACCACAAATAAAACACGATTGCTGCACTAAAATACCACCAGGCAGAACAGCTAAATAATAATTGCAGTATCAATACAATTATACCAGTTATACAAGCTAGTTCTATCCATTGAATAGAATGACATGTTTCGTGATTGCGTACATTTTGTTCAATGTCATCGTTAGAACGTTTGCTGAATACAAACGGACCGATAGTAATCGTATGACATGAACTGAAGGCTAACAGCACTTTAGCTACTTTGCTGTCATAATAAAATCTTTTAATCATACTTGCCACGGATTTTGATATGGGTCATAAGATGTTTGAAAAGTAGCCATTTGCCAATCTGTTAATGGCTCCTTTTTATTATCAAGTTTACGAGGTATTTGAGGATTCAATTTTAATCTGGAAGCGTCTTTAAGCCATAACATAGAATGTTCATAGTCATCTACCCTCACAGAACTAATGTTATTTGGTGAAATCAATTTGTGTAATTCATACAATGCCAATTGCACCATGTGTTTCTTTAGATTATAATTTCTAGGATCGTGCAACCTGATGTTTTTGCCAAATTCAGGTGCATCTGCGTTGGGATTAACAACTGGGTAATACACCGTTCCTTGATACACCACATACTCATGTTCAGAAACTTCATAAGTATCTATTGTATTGTCATAATCTCCTATCAATCCCCAACAATCTGATTCCATAGGGTTAACCAATGGATCAAAATCATTTGTAGATACAAGTGCAAAAAATTGCCCTTCATATTTTACCACATCCCATAAATTATAAGGTATAGCTTCCCATTGATATGTTGTGGCCAATTCCCATACATTTGCGCATGGAATACGTATATCTCCGAAATCAAAACCATTACGTATTTCACATATATAAACTACCCCAAGATAATTGATTAAATCTCCAGGTTGATAATTATTTAATTGAGAATATGGGGGTATAGATTTGGGGTCTATATCGCCTTCATATTCCTTCCAGTAAGTCCACATTGTTGGAGCTTTGAAACCATTTATAGCCTGTATCACTTCACAAATTTGGCCTTCCAAATAAAAATAAGCACCTGGAGGGTAGCTGATTCCACGGTTGTATTCTTGTATTCTTTTACCTACTTCAAGTTCTCTTTCTATTTCAAAATTTTCAGAAAGATAATCTGTTATAGAAGCTTCTGCTGCTTGTTCTGCTTGAATATATCGGTTTTCATTTTTACGCACCAATTGTGATAACGCGTCCTGAGTTATGATAGACAAATAATCGTCATTATTTAAAAAACGTCGGTACATATTAGAAATTAAATATACTATAAACTTCAGATGTATATGTTTCAATTGATGTTTTCTGATTTTGGAATCTACGCCATGAATCACTTAGAAATTGTACAAATACATAATCCAGAATATCTGATAAATGCCCGTATTTTTCTTCTTTACCTCCAGTTTTAGCATTTGTAACCTTTTTCTTACATTTGGTTCCATCTGCATTTTTGGTTTGGTAAATCAAGTCTTCCGTGAGTTTTCTACATCTTAGGTCTATCATTACTTTCCACCCGTCATATCCGGAAAATATAGCATTTACAAATTCTAATCTGGTTACAAGAGGGGGCTGTTTGGACAATAGTTTAATCCTAGGCCTGAGAACCCCATTTTTCATGTTTTGCTCTATAATAGTATAGTTATTGACTCCATCTTCTGTTTGTGTGCTACGTGCAGCTCCGGCAGGGTCTCCAGTAATGACAATTCCTCCAATATGATTATGACTAATCTTTTTATCTTTGATTTTCTTTGCCAATGCCGGCGTATTGTTTTCTTTATTCTCCGGTTTTCCTAAGTTTTCTTCAATGATATAGATTTCTTTTTTGTCATAATTAAATTGGAATTCCAATTCACTCATATAAGGTGCTACATTGAAGTCCCATCCCGATATGATAGGTTTCATAGGGTCATATACCTTTTCTGACAATTTTTCAATCAAATGTGTTTGACCGTCAAAATTCCAATAAGCTGCCATGATGTTAGAGTCAACAAAATCCCAGTTGCCATATAACAATCTTTCTCGTGTAGCTTTATCTGTAATTTTATTTAAGGCGGCTACATAAGTTTGGACAAATTGTACATCTGGATTATCAAATACTGAAAATGGTACGTATGCTTCCCCCTCTCTACATGTTATTGGATTTCCTTCATCGTCTTGTACAAATCTGGAGCGAACCCAAGTGATACAAGGGTTTGTGGACATCATCATTCTGGCTGTTTTAAAGGTTTCTGCTGTACGCCATCTTAAACGAGAGAACAACACTTCTACGGCCCTTTCGCTTATTTCAGACACCTCATCAATAAAAGCTATGGTAAATTCTGAAGATCCAAAACGCTCAAAATTAGGGTCACTGGGCAGATCTACCATTTCTTGCATGATAATAACTGAATCATTCCAGAAAGTTAATATACCGTCCAGATTGTTGATTTTATAATGAACACCTTCTTTTAATCCCCATTCTTTACATACCTTTTTGATAGTGTTCCATGTAGAGCCTTTCAAACTTTTCAGAGTTTTACGGGCCACTACAGCTCGAATATCTGAAAAACGCATACAACTACTAACTAACCAACAGCTACCTAAATACGACTTTCCTCCCTAATTAAATTCATTAAACTTCGCTACAGTTTAACCGGCTAATGCCTGCTATATATTTCTATATAGAATAGACTATATCTTCATCCATTTCTGGAGGCCCTTGTTTCCAATCGCTTGATTGTACTTCCTTTCGGAATAGTCGTTGAACCACACCTTTCGGCTCGGCTGCTGATTGCCCTTCTAACACGTAGTTAGGGTTTCCCAGCAATTAAAGGGCTATTTTTCGACACGTTACCGTGAAGGCTGGCAGATGGAGTCGTTTACCAGCAGCACCACCACCTAATATTAGTTGTGGTAAATCAGTACTTCCACATTGTGTACAATACGGCTTGTATTGAGGATTTCCCTTTATATCATGTCCCACTAATTTCTGAGATATATGACCTCCACAGTGAGGACAATAATCTGGTTGCAGTAATTTCCACAATTCATATTGCTTAGGAGAAGGCATAAAATCAATTCGTAAATTTCTTGGTGCTTTTAATCCTAATGCCATTTATTGATATTTAAATATATAACCTTTAGATGTTTTATACGCTCCGGTTAACACACCGCTGATGTTCGCCGGGTGTATATTCAATTTTTCTCCAGCTTCCTTTATTGAAGAAAAATACAATTGTTTGTCATCTTTTATTGCGATAATAGCTTTTGCATGTGGGCTATTAGAATAAGTGCGTAATGTAGATTTGTTTAAATATATCGGAGGTGTGTCGTTATAGCTAAACATAAACCCTTTGTGAGATTTAAAATTGTTTTCCATTTTTAAGCATCTCATTACAGTTCTTCTGTCAAACCCAAGAGTAAAGCACATATCTCTGATGCTATCCCATTGGTCTATAAAATTACCATTTTTGTCAAACCGATAAACTGGTTTTCTGTTTGGTTGCATTTTTCTGTTATTGTCTAAAAAATTTTGATTATAACATTGTTTAATGCCTCTATTCCAAGGGGTTGTTTTCATGCAGTCATAATACCCACCTTCCATAACATTAAATAAAGTACCGCCTTCATAAATTCTTTTGTATTTGCTTATTAATTCTGATTCTATTTTAATAGCTTCATCTTGACTAAGATTGTCGAACTCAGTTTTAATGATGGGGATTTTGTTGTTTTTCCATAAAGACAATATCCATTTTTCTTTATTGCTGAGATATAACTTTCTTCTATACTTTGTTTTTGCATCTTTTAAATGTATGGCATAGCGTTTTTCTGCACTATGATGTGAAACACCTATATATCTCACAACCCCTTCATCTGGATCTGTTAAAGAATATACTATCATATTATCCAATTTATAATTTTCTTAGAATAGAAAAGGTGGAGGGAAAGGGTTGATATGGGGTTATAAAACAACAAACGGAAACCTATCATTTTTTGACAGATTTCCGTTAAGTGAAAGATATGATTTTGAGTAAAGAAGTGTTTAATCCTGGGATTCGTTATAAATGCGCTCTGCCACGGCCCATATTTCATCCGGTAATTCCTGTTCTGAAACATTTTCACATGCCTTTCGCATGAAAGCCAGCTCTTCTTTCGAGAAATCCACTTTTAATGGTGTTTCTTGGTCTTTGAGCACATTCCATTCAATACGTTTTTCTTCCGGCTTTTCTACGATTTCATAATCAGTTTTGTCCTGTTCAGAAATTGCAATTTTTTTTAGAATCGCCTTTTTCAAATTGTATTCCATAAAGCTTCCGCGCTCAGGCAAAAGCGATGGAAGTAATAATCTGTCTTTAATATGTAAATCCATAACTTCTAAATGTTTTTATAAGAATAGCATGAAACCCAGCGTTGTGTTGTAAAACATTGCTATTTTTTTATTCTATTCCATAGAATTAATCCGATAATTATCAAAAATGCCCCTACATATATTTTGTCTTTGTTTAAATCCCACCAACTTAATTCTTTGATAGTCTCCTGTTTATTAAGCATTTGATTAACGTTGCGTGATAAAGAATCAATACGGTCAGACAAATATGAGAACGCGACACATAATGTTTCAAATTCTTGCGTATGTTCTTCTTCTTGTTTATTTAAAGAAGTGGTACTTTGCTTGATAGGATATTGTTTTCCAGTAGAATCTGGGTGTGACAAATAAATAGTGGTGTTTTCTAATTTGAGATTGCTTAATTTATCAGATGTAATTTGAGATTGCTTATTTACATCTAAATGCAATGAATCCAGCGAATTACGAAGTTGTTTTAATTCGCTGGAATAGTCAATATGTTCGTTGGTTTGGAGATTTTTGGACGAGTGACATCCGATGAACGTTAATCCACTAAACAAACATATCAATATAATGATAAACCGTTTCATACAATTTCAATTGTGATAGGCTCCCCTTTTTGCTGAGCCTCATCAATTAATTTGTTCAACTCATCTGAAATGTATCGCGAATTAGTAAGGCGGCCCACTTCAGTATTTTTTCCAACCAAAATACAACCGGCACTGTCAGCAGCAGTGTTGCCCGGATGAATCAATATTCCTTCAAAATGCGGTACGTTTAACAATCTTGGGAGATTTCTTCCGAATTTTGGAGACCAATTATAAATGATTTTATATGTTCCATACGGAATAGCGGATTCACCATATACTTTCTTTTCGTCACCATCAAATACACCGTTTTTATTTTTGTCCACAATCCGGTCTTCTAAGGTGTTGCAAAACAAACGGTCATCAACATATAGCCTTCCGACAGTATAATCTTTTTTAGGCCACAAACGTTCTAATCTTAATTTCATAGTTTATTATTTTATTTGAGACAATAAAGTTGCGATTTGGATGCCGGCACTTCTAATGCGTTTGCCAACTAACTGTTTATCCATTTGTTTGTTATTGCAAAAAGACAATCCCACAATACCTGCTGGTTTATCTTCATTGTAAATAGTTAAGAGGGCTATTTCGTTAATATCATTAGATTGGAATTTGTAATATAAACGCTTGTCAACAGATTGTACATCTTTAATATTACCATAAAAAAACCCCTCGTCTAATACTTTTGCAATTAGTTTATACTTTGATAAACTAAAGTCTGCATAATCTTCATCTACATTAGGAATACTATCTTGTGTTTCTTCAATTCGCATAGAACCAAACAAAAATGGCAATCCAGTAGTTAAATTTTTATTGCCATTATGAAATTCAATTAACCAGGCGCGATCTGCATTAGTATTGTGCATAGTTTTAGATAATATAAGTCGTATATCTGAATCAGCTGCTAAGCGTGATCGTACTAGGTTATCATGCTGTTCTGTTTGAATTGTGGTTACTCGTTCTAACAGATATTTGGGGTTCAACGCAAAAAAGACCACATATCCAGCTAAAAACAAGAGAAATAACCCCTTGACAATTGAAAAAAAACCATATTTGTTTTGTAGGTTTAGCATTTTCTGGAGCCACCCCATGCCTTTATCTATTCTTTCCATTGTTATTGGCTATCATTTGTAATGATTGAACTGGGATAAACCATTCTGATTCATTTGCATACAGATTATCTAAAGCCACCCAATAACCTTTTTTATGTGGCTCTGACGCTACTACAACCCCTGTTCGTCCTACCAGCTTACCTAATTTCCATGCCAATAATTCTGAAGAGGTTATGATTTGGATTTTTTGTCCTAACATTATTCATTATTTTCGTTGGTTGAATGATTAGATTGGGGTACTACGACATTGAATATAATTCCACCATCGCCGCCTCCATTAAGTTCAATTTTATTTTCTTGGGCTACTTTTACTGGGTACATTTCCATTAAAGCTTTTGAAGCTTGTACTGCAACAGAACGTAATGGAGCTGGGGATAGTTTGGTGCCTCGGCGGTCTGTGTATTCTGCTGTAGAAGTTTCATCAATAATATGCCATAATTTCTCAGTAAGTCGGGCTTTTAAATCAGCTATTTCATAATTGGCAATATTACGCAAATACTGAATATATTCTTGAATATCATCACGTTTCAGTAATTCTTTGGCGTTTTTCAGAGATAATTTAGTATTATCCGAAAACACATCTTCGTAACATTTTCTTGCATTGCCGGCATACGGGTCACATCCGAATATAAAAAGCTCGCAAAAATCTTTTTCTTGTTTATTTAATGTTTGAGCTATTTTTTCCATAATTCTTTGTAATTAAGTCCAGTCAATGATTAGATTAACTGGACTTGTTTACAAAGAATAGCTTTTCAATATGATATACGTTTATATAGAATTAAAGAGTTTGTTAAGAAGTGTGTTCAAGCAAATCTTTCATTACTATTTTACGAAACAGGTCTTTCACACCATCTAGCATACTTTCAATTTCTGCGATATTTCTAAGTTTGTCCCGATTGAATTGTATTTGCAGGTCATAGCCAGAAATCTCAAAAATAGTTTCGTGAGTATCTTCTGTTTGGACTGCATACACTGCCCGATCGGATAGAGTATTAAACACTACTTCAGGTTCTAATCCCATAGCCCTTGCTTGTTGTTTCTCTTCTTCTGAAATCATATCGTTAAATTTTAAAGTGTACACGTGATTTTTCTTTTTGTGTCATTACCATGTTGCCATCATCCGTACCATGAGTATTACGCATTCGTTGGGCACATACCATAGCTACATTTGTGGTTGCTGTAACATCTGCATCTGCATCATGTGCATCATCCAGTTCAACTCCTAACTTTTCTGCCATAATCTCTAATTTGTAACTGGTAACGTTATCTAAATGTGATAATGCAAATTGTCCTAAAATAATAGTGTCAATACACAATGGTTGAAAATGGCCGTAAAAATCAACAGTACCACGTACCAATTTAGCCAGCTCTTTCATTAAGTCGGCGTATTCCATCATTTGTTGCAAAAAACCCATATCGAACCCGATATTTTGTCCGATAAAAAAGGGTTTGAGGTTTGCTTTTTTGACAATAGTATTCTTTTTAATAAACTCAATAATTTCTTGGGCTACTACCAGAATATCTACTCCCATTGATTCTAGCATATCCATTGTAATGGCTGAATAAGTCAACGCTTTTTCTTCGTACTTCATAGGAATAGCATCTTGCTGTTCATATTTAGTCTTCAATATTTTACGTTTGGTTGTTCCTTTGTCTTGCTGCTGATTATAAGGAGCGATATACCGGACATATCGGTCTATGGTTTCAAATGTATCAATTCGTACTGCATGAATTGCTATCTGTGTACAAGCACAATCTTGACAATTCAATCCTCCTGTTTCAAAATCTAAGGTAAAAGCCACGATGACTGGCTTTTCATTATTTGGTGTAGCCATAATTATTTCAATAAATCATAAGTTAATTGGATAATTTTGTTTCTAAACTCATCTAAAGTATAGTTGTTATGAATTACATAATCATACTTTGACAAATCCATTTTTTTGCGCTTCTTGTCTCTGGCACAACGTTCTTTATCCACGCCGCTTTTTAGGATGTCTTTTATGTCTCGATCAATATAAACCGAAAAGACGATAGTGGATTGCGAAATTCGACTCATCAGATATTCCAGTCCTTTTTCATCAATCACGTATGTACACAGATTTGTGATTTGCGATTTAGTTGCCCAATATTCATAATCGCCGAACTGGGTGTAAGCAATCATTTCAGATTGTTTTGGTTTCTTGTCTGGAGTCACAAACCAATGTTCTTTACCGTTAGTCTCCCCATCACGCATAGGTCTTGTTGTATATGATACAATGGTGGGAATTCCAGCCTCGGCCATTACATTGGCCATTGTTGTTTTGCCACTTCCTGAAGGCCCTACGATGGCAATAATTACATTGGGCACTGGTACATTAATTTTAAAATTTGATTTCATAACACTGAAACGATGGATGATTTATATAATTGTAGATTGTTGTTACCTGTAAAGTCACTGTACTTTACTTGTGCGGAACAAATAAGCATTTTGTTTTTGGCTTGACTGAGATTGCCACCTTTGGTGAATTCTGCACGCGCTGTGGCCCATTCGTCATTCCAGATAATCATTTCTGTTAAATCATTATTTTGTTGTAATAATATTTTACAGAATATACGGTTTTCACCTGTTTTTTTATCTTTGAATTTCTTTTCTTCAATATCCACGATACTTGCACAGATGGCTACGCGCTTTCCGTCATAATCTGGGTCTAAAATGTTTTTAAGCAATGCCCATGCCGCTTTACCTTTGATTTTGGTTTTGGCTTCTGAATTATCATAGATACGTTTATAATCTATGGCTCCGATACCACTGACCGCAATCTGTTGCTGACTCCAGAAGTAATGCTTGTCTCGTAAATCTGAAGGGATGTCTTTTTCAGTAATTTCAAAGCCCAATAAATTTGCAGCTTTTTCTAAAATGGCATAACGCTCTATAACTGATTGTGCGTTTTCAATTTTATCAAAACAGCCGGCCAATATCAAATTGCGTACATGACGGGCATTTACAGGACATCTTTTGATTTCATCCATATCGTCTGGATCATCCCAATACTGATATTTCTTCAATTTGTATCGGAATACTCGGTCTATGAAATTTTCAATAGAGGTAAAATGTCCACGCGCTTGACGCTCGTTTACAATCCATTCCGTAGCCTTGACACCTAACATTTTAATGCGTGACAAGGACCAGAAAATCTCATTGGTCTGATAATCTGTGTAGAATGTATTGTTACTGACATTAATGTCTGGAGGTACAATCTTAGCGTTGCTACACAGTTCCATTTCACTCATTAAAGTAGGAATTTCGTCATCATCTGCCCACTGTAACGCAATGGTGTAGAATGCGGTAGGATAATTAGCTTTTAGATAGGCACCGGCGTATGCGGTAACAGCGTATGCGGTCGCATGACTTTTGTTGAAAAGATAGCCTCCGGCCACCTCAAACATGTGCCATATTGCTTCAGCATCTTCTTTTGGACATCCGTTTTGATTGGCACCTGCCATGAATTTGTCGCGTAAAGCTAAAATTTTATCTACCTTCTTTTTAGAAATCAGTTTGACCAATTTAACTCCTTCTCCCAAACTGAAACCACCCACTTCTCGTGCAATTTGTGCAAGCTGTTCCTGATAGCAAAGGACTCCGTAAGTATTTTTCATGGCATTGTAAGTACCCCATAAATATACAGGGTCGGCATCACCCAATTTACAATCCACATAACGGTCAGATGAACCGGAATCCAATGTGGCCGGACGGAACAAAGCGTTGGCAGCAATTAAGTCTTCTATCTTGTCAGGTTTCATACTTACCAGGAATTTCGTCATACCTTTAGAAGAAAACTGAAACACGTTTTGCGTATATCCTTTTTGTAATAAGCTGTACACTTTAGGGTCGGCCAAATTGCTTTGGACGATACTTTGAAAAGTAAGTCCTGCTTGATATTTTTCATTGCAAATATTGATAACTGCCTGTAATTTAGATAATTCCTTAATACCCAAACAGTCATTTTTCAACAATCCTTGTTCGTCCAATGAATATCCATCCAATTCGCTCACCAACATCCCATCTACCTTTTTAATTGGCGTGAAATCAAAACACTCCATATCCTTACCGTCTTTAGTATCTGGAGTAACCAGCAAAGCCGAAGCATGTATAGATGAAGAACGCGGCTGGCCCATCAAAGTACGAATATCTTCAATTACTTTCGGATATTCCATAATAAAGCTATGTACCTTTTTATTGGTGGCAGCCAACAGAAACAAATCTGTCCACGTCATTTTATCATCCTCAAAAATGGCGGTGATATAGTTAACAATATTAACTGGCACACGATGCACACGGGCAACATCTTTAAGCACGGCTTTTAGCTTCAATGTAGTGAATGTACCGGCAGAAAATACACGTTGTTTTCCATCATGGTTATATCGTTGTTCAATATACTCTTTGACTTCCTGTCTGCGGTCTGATTGGAAGTCGGTGTCAACATCTGGAAGTGAACCTCCAGGACCTTGTAAATATCCGCTATCCACAAAGCAGTCTATGGTTGGGACTGCTTTAGATGATGTTTTATGTTGAATTGATATGACTTTCATATTTTTAATCTATTCGTTTGCCATAATAATTACCTTCACTTTTGTATGCTCTTTCAAAATCAATTAAGGCATATTCGGGAATTACCATTTGTTTGGTAATATAAGCATCCGACACAATTCCATCCAGTGTACGACAACGGCTTAACGCTACATACAATTGCCCTGGACAGAATGTACGGGAAACGTGAAGTACGATTTTGTCAAATGTAAGTCCCTGACTTTTATGAATAGTAATAGCCCATGCAAGCGTAAGAGGAAATTGTGTACATGAGCCTATTTCTTCTTTTACAATTTCATTGTCTTTTAACGCATATCGCGTATTTAACCAAGTATAACGTTCAAATTTTATAAAAGAACCATTATCCATTCGGGCTTTGATATAATCATTTTCTAAAGCTGTTATGACTCCCAGCATACCGTTATAATATCCTTTCATCGGATCATTAACTAATGCCATAATTCTGGCTCCAATACGTAATTTTAAGTGTAAATCGCATGGCACAGATGATTCTGGAAAGTCACCTTGCATATTGACATCGTATGTGCGTATATCTTGGTTGCCCAATTTTTCTGTATTGATTTTTTCTACATCTACTCGATGAGTGCAGATATGAATGTACTCGCCATCATAATTATTGCTGGCTTTGCGGTCCTTCAATTCGCTCAGCACATCCAGTTCTTCTGAAGTGACACGGTAGTCCCGGATATGATTAAGCACATTGATAAATTCAGGCTCGGTTTGACGGAATATGGTGGTCAATTCAACTACATGAAAACCGGTACGTTTGAATACCTGTGCATTGAAGAAGAAAAAATCATCGTAATAATTCGATAAGATTTCACGGTCTTGTTTCTTGATTACCGGTGGTAACTGGAACAGGTCTCCGAACATGACTATCTGTACACCGCCAAATGGCTCATCGCATTCACATACCCAACGGAGTTTACGGTCAATCGTATCTAATATATCTGGGCGAACCATGCTTATTTCATCAATGATGAGCAACTGCAATTTCAGAAGCAATTCAGTCTTGTATTCCGAAAACCGATTTTCTAATTTGTCATAAGGGGTTATCGGACCAAAAGGAATGCCAAACATGCTGTGTAGGGTTACGCCTCCGGCATTAATGGCAGCCACTCCTGTAGGTGCTGTCACAATACAATTTTTTCCACAATTGGCAATCAAATATTTAAGAAATGTCGTTTTGCCGGACCCTGCTTTTCCGGTTACGAATACATTGCTGTCAGTATTCTTAACGAGATCCATCACTTTCTGCATCTCATCAGTTAAAATCATATCTTTCATGTTTCATACTATTGTTGTTTTACATATAGATTACAATGGCATACATCTTTTTCTCGATATGCACTGCATGGACAGTGTTTGTCCTCAGAATCATTGTGGCATGGGCATTCGCCGTTATTGGCTTCACAGCGTTTAAGAATAGCGTTAACTATTTTGTCATTTGGATTTAAATCCCATCCTGGCTTTCTTAAAATTGGAATCATTGAGCAATTTCATTTAAGGTAAATAACAGATCTCGATTATCAAATTGAATGTCATCACCTGCTTGTAATTCATCAGCATATATTACAATAGGCTCATCTTCGCCTTCACGTTTCACTAATAATTGGGCATCTTTATCTATTTTGTAAATTTTGTGATTAGCCAATTCTACTTCCATGTAATCGGTTGAATTCATATCTGCGCCTACGATGGTGACATCCGATGGGTATAACCCGGCACGTTCTGGAAGTAAAAAGCGTTCAAACAGTAAATCATATTTAATTGGGTCGATTAGTGTAATACCCAAAAGATACAATACTAAGCACCCTCCGGCAGAACCACGTCCGCATCCAACCAAAATACCATGCTCTCTGGCCCAGTTAACGGTATCGTACTGCACCAGCATGTAATCTACATTATTGGTCGATTCCAATACATAGATTTCATAATCCAACCGTTTGCGATAAATCTCTTTCTTGTCTGCTGGAACCAATTTATTAAAACCGTCTTCTAGGAGCGATAAAAACATATCGTGTCGGTCAGTATATTGCTGTTGTTCCGATATAGTCATGTCGTATTGAGGCATGAAATTTCGGTCTATTTCGTATCGTGCCTTAGCTCTTTCTGCAATTTTGACTGTATTTTCACACGCCCAGTTAAAGATGTCTTCAATATCCCATTTCTCTGCATCAAATAGAGCAGATATGGTTTCCCAGTGTTCATCCAAATCTTTGAAATATTGATCATCGCTTTGTTCGTGCGCCGCCCCTTCTGCAATCTTGTTAAGTATGATTTTATTTTTTGCATCATCCTTATCCAAATAATAGCAGTCAGAAATTAAAACTGGAGGCAAGTCTCCTGTGTTGTACAAGTTATCAAAATAACATTTGGTAGCTTCCAGCACCTTTATATCAATACGTTCTGCCTTAAATTCGGCTAAATCCAATTGATAAAAACAATCATCAAAACTGTTCAAAAAACGGTCTATGTTATCGCCGATTTCCTTTAGCCATGCCGAAGCGTATTTACTGAACACAATCACGTTGCCTGGACCATATTTCAGCAAATCTTGTAGGTCTATGATTTTATTATCCGAATCTACATTAATGCTTTTCTGAATTCTCAGTAAGTTTTGCAAACCGTCTTGGGTCTGGCAATAGATTTTAGCATCTATTTTATTGATCCCGTCTGTAAATGTTAACGAATATCCAAACACCCAATTAAGACCGGCTGCCTCACATTCTTTCTGAAGAATTAGGGTAGCTGCCATCGTGTTATAGTCACAAATACCTAAAGCTGTTTGACCTAAATATTTAGCTTTACGCACCCAGTCTTTTAATGAAAAGCTTCCATTTAGCAATTCAAAAGGAGTATGAACTCCCAAATTGACAAATGGTTGCTGATGAACTAATGGTTTGCGTTTGCCGACATATTTTAAGATATTGAATTTAAAGTCTTCGCGTATGTCATAGTAATACCAATTATCACCAAATTGAAAAACAATATAGTTGATACCTTCATCTTGCAATGTTTGAATGTTTTCCATTGTGTTGAATTTAATGTTGTTGTCAGCATCAACACGAAAAATGGATTTCAGCATATTGGTATCTTCATAAAACATTTGTCCGAACCCTTCAATTTCAATAACATCCTCATCTATAATATGATAGCATATTTTGTTGGTGTGTAGCCAATGTAACAAATCTTCGCTCATAATTGAATTTTATTAAGTTTGTATTCTGTCAATGTTTTTAAACCAAAGGCAAAAGTGTCGTATATATCCCAGAAGTCTAAGCTGTCAAAATCTTGTGTAGGATCTTCAATGTCGGCGACATATACATCAAAATATTCATTCAGTTGCTCTCCAGTTTTCTTGATAGCGTCAACTGCATCGCCATCATATCCAATCACAATGGTTTTGACCCCTTTCGCTTGCAATTTATAAATTTGCACATCGGAAATTTTTTTACCGAATGTGGCCACTACAGCTATTAAGTGGTTGTGATATAGGTTAAGTTTCCTGGTGAGGGCGATAACATCAAAGATTCCTTCCACAATAATTACGGTATCGGTTATGTCTTCTATGACCATATCATAATTATACAATAGTTTTACGAAATCATTTTCAGTGCTGTTTTTATAGCGCATGATTTGAAATTTACCATTATGTTTGGCTCTTCGGTTGTATTCATCTATCTCTTGTTTGCTCCAGATATGTCTGGAGATATATCCTACAATATCCCCTGCATCAATGATAGGAAAAATCACATAATCGTCATATTTGAAATTCATGTGACGTGTAGTGCCCACTGGGAAACAATCGTAGTCTTCTTCGATAAAGCCACGTTGTTTCAAATATTTGTTAAAGTAAGTTCGTTTATAACCGTCTGGCATATCTACAATGCACAGTGAATCGTCTATCTCTTTGTCATCATCATCCAAAAAAGAAAAGGCATTAAGGTTTTTATCGCCGTCCAAATCAAATGTGTCGGCAATAATCAGGTCTGTACGGCCTATGTCGGTTAATAACTGTTCAAGGGTAAGTGTAGAATGGCCACACTTGAAGCAGTGGGCCATAAATGGTTTTTTACGTTCCGTTTCTACACCTATATAGATACCGAATTTACCCCCTTCACGTCCACAGTAAGGACATGTGGGGACTATCAGGTTCTTTCCACTTCCATCTGGCTTAGCGTGTAATTCCACAATAAGCTCCTGGATGATATGGTTCTTTTCTTCTTTACTCAAATACATATTAACCTACTTTACTGATATTCAATGTTCTTGCCCGATCATAAAAACATTCATTTTCATAATCTGTAGCGATTTTAAATGGGTCTCCTTTTTTGAAGAAGCGTGATTTGGCAACATTTAAACGCATAGTATTCTCACGCATCTCATTTACACTTTGGTTCAAAGTAATTAAGTGCGTCATTGGGCGGCTTAGTCCTTTAGCTTCAGCGCAATTATATTCTGTCAGTACATTTTTCTCATCGTTCAACCAATCCCTGTTTTCAATGGTAGCTTGATATGTTACTACCATCCATACATTTTCATCTCCGGCCAAATCTTTTAAGTCATTAGCTACAGCTACACGTTTATGACGTTCACCATTTTCGCTCCATTTGCGACCACTAGAATCATTAAGAAGGTCCATTGAATCTATGATTACAACATCTGGAGCTAGACCATAAATCTTTTTATATTCACTAATACCATTTTTAATATCAATAGTGCTGACTTGATTGGCGAATTTTGGGAACGATTTTATTTTTAAAGTACCGGACATAGCTTTGATTTCCTCTATCATACGATTCAGTTCTCGGTCCTTAATAGTACCTGTACTATAACGATAAGTATTACAAGCCACCAATGATGCAGAATATGCGTCTGCTACTTCATCTTCCGATCCTTCCAACTGAAAGTGCAATACATTCAAACCGTCAATTTGTGAAGCACATTTGCCAATCCATCGGGCTGCATGACTTTTACCCACACCTGTTGGAGCCAAAAAACAAGTAAGCTGGGTGCGCAAATCTCTACCACCGTTCATTTCGTCCAACCCATCAATATAAAATCGGGTTATTGGTTTTAATTTAGATTCTTGATTGTGTTTTTCGCGATTTCGGCGAAAACGAGATTCAAATGTTTCTATAACATCCACAAAAGAGTTTTGGCGTAGACTGAAATCGTTTTGCCATTCCGCAAATGATTGTAACAGTTTCAGAGCTTTGTCTCGGTCTTGTTTGGCATACAATTCGCCTATTTCTTTATATGTCTTTTGAAATTTGACTTGTCGCAAATAATTTTCAAATTGCTCCAATACGATTTCAGGCTCTACACCTTCAGCACAGTCTTTAATGTCTTCTAATAGAGCCGATACTTCACGGTTCATAGAAACAATCTGGCTAATGATGTTAAGAGTTGGGGCTGATTTATGCTCTGTGAAATATTTGCATATATACCCATGTAAGGCTTGGAAATCCCTACCTGGCAAATATGATTTTTGCATATATTCACAGACTAAATTACATACATAATCGTATGTAAAACAAGCATAATATAGCTCAAATAAAAAGTCTTCCGTCAATACATTATCTTCTTTCGCCATATTTTTCAATTCTTATACGGTACAACTCAGGATATTTGATTTCCGTTTCCTTTTTACACCTTTCGGCATTTTTACATTGCTGACAGGTAGGGGAAAATGGACTCCACATCAGGGTTGAAGTAGAGCATATCACAAACCCAATATCTGTGTTGACACTACGTTTTTTAGTACCCTCTTCAGATGGCATATAAATATATTTTGCCTGGGGGTGCTCTTTTTTACAGATTAGGGAATTTAGATAAGCACGGGTTAATTGAGCTTCAGATAACCATTGGTCTTCAACAAAATTTTTGGCACGTGAAGACATGGATAGATATTTTTGAAGAGCGGTTGCTCCAAATGCTTTTGGAGCTAAAGCACGTTGATATTGTGCGTTTCGGTTTTTATGAAGTTGAAACACACAATAATCTACTAAGCGTGGAGCATTAAATTCACCGCCACACACTTTTGAAAAATCAGCGATAAATTGGTGCAATTGGCGATTGACTTTCCCCCCTTCCGGGAAAGTGAAAGAGGGGTCAATCAATCTTTTTGCTATTTCTGTATATACAGTTTTAATCTGTTTCGCCAGTCGGTCTTCTTTTTCCATCACGAGTCAATAATTGTTGAAGTGTTTGACGCGCCAAGAATAAACGACTTTTGATAGTTTCAATATTGCGAGATTCTAAGGCACCGTTCCGATATTCGATTTCTGCAATTTCTTTGAGTTTATAACCTGCCTGCTGATAAAGTAAGGCCCGTTTATACTGAGGCTTCAATTGATCTAAAGCATTCAATATATCGTCATTATATAACTCTCGATAATTACTGATTCCCATGACATTTGAACTAACTTCTTCTAAATCGGTTAATATATCTTCCGAAGCATAAGTTTCAATATCATTGTCACAATTCCTCATGTCTTGCTGCTTTTTGCGGCGTTGGTCTAAATCATAGACACATCGCTTTGTTACAATATGCAGCCAAGTATGAATTGAACGTTCTGAATCATAAGTTTCGATATATTTATACATGTTGGTCAAAACCTCTACATAATTATCTTCGATATTAGAAGAATCAAATGTATAACGAATGCACAACTTGTATATCATTCGGGTGTACGGTGTTACGTATTTATCAAATAAGGCTTTACGCCGTGCAGCTACTTCATCTGTTATTTGTTCTGCGGTAACTGCTGAGTATGTCGTTTCCACGCCTCTCGAACATTGAGCACAAACAAGTGATCTGCGTTCATCAATTTGTGGATATGACAATACTCTTTCCACTTATTATTACTGGAAGTAAATTCTGTTCTTACTTCGTTGTCCGTTGGTTGTGGCGATTTACTGAGGAAATCATAGAATGCTCCTAACAAACTCGCCAACATTGCTAAATGGGGCTGGCCTTCTCTTTGTTGCCTACGCCTTAAATTTCTTGCGTAACTCATTACTATCTAAAGTTTATAAATTCTTACATAATATTTAAAGATGTGAGTAGCGTCTGCCATATTGTCGTCTACGGGATCTATATTCCAACGCTTCTTACAAAACTCAATCATCTTTTCTTTGTCAGCTTTACCATCGCCGGTAGCCCATTTTTTTACAGTGCTAACATTTATGAATTTGGGTTCCGGGAGACCAAGCTGGGCGCATATCAAATATAGTATGCCTCTAAATTCAGATAATTTTCGCATTCCGATAAATTGTCCTTTAACATTTACATCTTCAGCGATAATCAATTTGATATTATATTTCTGAATGAAATCAACCAGTGTGTTGTAGAAATTCAAATGCTGCTCAATTGCGCTTTTCCCTGTTTTTTGAGTAAAATCCCAAGTGCCGGCAGCATGGGTTGAATAATATCCACAATGAGTGGCAATATCCAGACTTAAAATATGATCACGTGTAATTTCTATTGGCTCATCATTATTCTTTTTTTTAATCATTTATATATGAAACACCATTAAGTTTATTGACCACGGTTTTATAAGGGTAGCTTTCAGCTATATTTCCATGACTTACTACCAAAGCCGTAATCTGCAACTGATTCAAAGCGTCAAAGATATTTGCAAGCCCTTGTTCATCTGTGGCTTCCAGAATTTCATCTAGAATTAACAAATCAAGTCCTTTGTCATCATCACAGGTAACATTGGTCAATTTGTGCATGGCCAGAATGTTGGCCAGATTAACTCTTGCTTTTTCACCTTCAGAGAACTTGTCAAAAGAACCGCAATCTATTCCGTCACGAAGAAGTGATATGGAAATCTTATCACGTATTTTACCGCTTTTCAGTACCGTAAAACCTGAGAATGCAATTCGTATGTCACTGCCGATAGCTTCCAGAAATTCATTTGTAATGTGGCTCAACGCATCTATTTTAGTGTTGGCCAGATGAGTCTTGAATTCTACAAATATGCTTTCCTGAACTTTCAAAGCGTTAAGTTTCTGTTCTATCTGTTCTTTATTGCTGATAGCCAACGCCAATTCTTTTTGATATTTGACTTTGCTGGCCTTTAAACTTTCAATCATATTGGTTTCCGAAGCGTGTTCAATATCACGGATGGATTCTTCGTATGATTGAATAGCCCCGTTAGCATTGTCAATGTTGATTTGCACTTGTTTTAAGCGTCCTTCATGCTGTTTTATGGCATCATCAAGCACTTCATAGGCTTCATCAAACAAACGTGTTCTAGCGGTCTCTATGGACTTCTGAAGGGCATTTGTCTGATCTTGCAAATCATGTAAACGATTGTTTGTTGCCGAGGTTTCACGTGTCAGTTGGTCAAGCTGAGTTTGGGCTTCTGTAATTTGTGAAGACCATTCAGCTTTAGATTCTGCCAATTCTGTTTGGTTTTTTCTTGTTTCTTTTGCCTTAACAGAATAAGTGGCTATTTCTTGTTCGTTGGAAGAGATAGCCTGGAGAATATCTTGCACTTCTCCTTGACGATCCTGCAACTTTAATTTAGCTTCTTCAATATTTACATCGCCTCTTAATGTAAATTCATATTGACACTGAGGACAAACGATAACTCCAGCCAATTGTGATTGTAATTGAGCAATATCCTTGTCCAATTGGGCACGCTGTTTTTTTAAGTCATCATTGGTTTGCTCTAAAGTTTTGATTGATTCTAACAACTTGTTCAAGCTGTTTTGAATCTTGTCCGTCTTTTTATCATATTCGTTATTGAATTTAGCGTAACGGTTTTTTAGTTTATCAAAACTTTCTTGACTAGCTTCCAGTTTCTTATTACATGCTGTTAATTGTTTTTGCACGTGTGTATACTCTTGTTCAAGTGACAACAGTTTTTTCTGATTATCAACAGATAGAGTTACATAATCTTGCAGAGTTGACAAACCCAATTCAGCATATTGTTTAGTAATTAATTGGTAGCATTCTTCTATGTTTTTAGCACTTTGTTCCAAATCCTGCAATTGTTCATCTTGCTTATCCAGTTGGTCTAACAAGTTGTTTATAGCTTCCGATTCTTCAGTTTGTGCTCTGATGTAGGCACGCTTTTCAGTAATGGCATTACGCCAGTTAGCAATACGTTCTGCTTTCTTCTGTGATTGCTCGGTCGATTCTGTAATTGCATTGTTGATTTGTTCTTCTAACGTATCAACTTTGCCATTGAGCACAGCTACATTGGTTTCCGCATTTTGCAACTCTGTTTGTACAGGCGACATGTCGTTTTGTAAGGCTGCAATACTTTCATCCACCATGACTCCATTGCTGAAGCGGTTGATGATTTCTTTTTTATCACGGTCAGAACTGGACAAGAAAGATAAGTATTTGTGCTTTGACAATATGAAGTTGGCAAAAATATCGTCTTTGGTCAGTCCCAATGTCTCTAAAATGAATTTATTGTAATCGGCTACGGTAGCTTGTTCAATATTAGTGAGAATTTCACCTTTTGTGCCCATGCTTATTTTTATGACTTGGGCCGATTTACGTGATAATTCTCGTGTGATTTTCATACATTCGTTAGAAGAATCATTACTCATGGTTAGTTTGATACATGCTGTATCTGCTGCATCATTAATAATTTCTTCCATTTTGATTTTACGCAAGGTTTCTCCGGTTATTCCTATGGCAATTGCTTCAAGCATAGCAGATTTTCCGGAGCCATTGGAACCCTGAGAATCATTGTCCATATTATTGCCGAAAATCAATGTAGTGTGGCCTTGCAGTAACTTATAATCTAATTGCTGGAAAGCACATAAATTTTGCGCAAAAACTGTATCTAATTTCCACATAATCAATTAATTTTATCAAGATAAGCTAATCCCAATTCAATATTCGATATACCTTTGTCACCACAAAAAGTAGTGTATTCTTTCTTAATGCCGGTCTTGTCGAATTTCTTGTCCAATGCGTGCGATGCTACTTGCGTGACTTCTGTATCTTCTGTAACAATTTCTACTTTTGTAGCTCCTGCTTCTAAAAGTTTTTGCTTGTCAATTGTACTTGCCATTGTACTATCACATTTCACACGGACTTTGATTTTATATAACTCATTGGCTTTAACCGTTGAAAGTTCATTCATAATAAGAGCATCACATTGTGTGCTGCTTACTTCCATGACTTTATATCTTACATTCACCTGATTCTTTACAAATTCATAAGAACCGTCAGAATATAGGATAGTATATCCTTTGTCTTCGTCCTCCCCAAAATTATGTTGTCTGGATGAGCCTATATACTCAATGTTGGTTCCTGCCACTACACATCGGTTGTGATAATGGCCGACAAGCACTTGGTTAAAATCCTTAAAGATGGAAGTTGGTAATTCTTTGTCATTGGGAGTGGCCAATGCACCATTAATGCCTTCGTGGATATACAGAATATTATGCCGCCACGGTTCAAAATCATTAGCAATAATATCTTGTAACCTCTCGATAAAGCTTCCATTTTCCGGAAAATAGCTCATAACATACAACGATACTTTGTCTCCCAAGTCAATAACTGTGTAATCGTCCACTACATAGACATTCGGATATTCGCTAAACAAATGACTGTAACCTAAAATAGATTCTTGGTCCACTTTGCAATGATTACCTTCTGCTATTGTTAAAGCAATACCTGCTTTTGTTGCTTTAATGATAGCTTGTCTTACAGCCATGAGCACACTTAATGTTTGTGCTGAACGGGATAGCCATAAGTCACCGCCTATAATTATATCGGAAATTTGATATTGGTCGCAAATAGCCAAGGCTTCATCCCAATTTTTTTGAAATTCTGGGATATTGTCTTTTGATACGTGTATATCGTTCAATAACAATGCTACTGGATTCTTTTGGTTCATCTTGATTGAGTTTTTAAAAGGGGCACAACAATAATTGAGTGCCCCTTATAAATGAATGAAACAATTTATCTTCTTCTACGTTCTGGACGTGCTGCTCTACGTTCCGGGCGTGCTGCTGGCTCATTGGTATCATCATTGTGCTCAGCTCTTCTGCGCTCCGGACGTGCATGACGGACAGGTGCTGGTTCTGGCTCTAAATCTTCAGGATCTTCTACATTGTTCGGATCTTCACCCCCTGTATCTTCTGGGTCTGGTTCTTCTGAAGTTGTTGCAGACTTCTCTTCAGGGTCCGGATCTTCACCTGGATCTGCATCTTTTGCAACTTCCAAGGCATCTTCAATATCTTCCAACAAATCTTGATTAGTTTTACTGCGTGTTACTCGTACATCCAGCTCATGCTCATCAATATAGGTACGTATATCATCACGCAATTCTTGTCCTTCATCAGACTTATCACCAATACCACGTTCATTCAATTTTTCCCAACGGTTCCATAATACATCCAGTTCATCTTCGTCTGTATTGTTGTCGTTATCGCCACCCTGACGTTCTTTCTTGTCAAATGAGAAATGAGACTTGTCATCGGCTGGAAGTTCCAATTTGATTTTTTCAATAGCTTCAGCAATTTCTTTGGAACTCATCACATCCATTTCCATCTTTTTGTCATACTGGTGCAAAAACTCAATGGTAGCTTCCAAATGGAAACGAGAATAGCGATAAAGAGCGTCTGGCAATCTCTGCATATCCATCAATGCCTGAACTTCTTCCGGCGAAAGCTTGTCGTAATCATCAGAAGCGTCAATATTGAATGAATAGGATGTTTTTTTGTTTTCTTCTTTGCGTGTGATTTCAACTGGATAAGCGTATTCCAATGATGAAATCGGACATGGATGTTTGGGGTCTTTATTCAATTTCTTTTTCCACAAAGTCAATTTGCGCTCTTCCAAATCTTTGTATTGCGAATAAGACAGGGTAAGCATCTGAATGCCTTCTTTACGTTTTTCTGCATCAATGATATACATACAACGTTGTGAATTCCATTTTAAGCCACCTTCAAAGCCACTGCCTTGCACTTTCTTCATCAGCTTTTCGTCATCGCCGTACTTTTCTTCTGCTACTTTCAAGTAAGTGTCAATCAAATCGACAGACAGACCGACATATCGGGCTTGACATACATTGACAAAAAACATTTTGTCCTTTTTGGAAGTAGGCTTGGGGTTCTCCAGACGAAGCACCTGAGTTTTGATGGGGTACTCATATCCCTTACGGTCCAGTTTATATTCTCCATCAACCAAAGTTGGGGCAATTGGTAAAATTCGGACAGTGTAAGTTCCTGGAGAATCAATACGAAAATGTTTTACTCGTGAAAAACTCTGACTTTCTTCGGCACTTTTTTTAATAGCCTCTTCATAAGTCTCTTGATTTGCAGCAAAAAAATCAAATGGATTCAAAGTCTTCTCTTCCATGAAAATGAAAATTTTTAAAGTTTGTTTGAGAGAGGAAGATTCCACTGTTCGGTGTATGCACCAGCCCATAACTCTTTTGCTTCAGGCATCGTAGTTTGGATTTTGGACATGATGTCAATTTTCCATTCAGTGTTTACATGATGAATGATTCTCTCGATTACTTCATTCATCTCACTTGCTTTTTCATTTTTGAGGTTAAAGTATTCGTACTTTTCACCTCCAGGAAGATCACAGGTATGAATCGGAGCATAAATCTCTTCAAAATATCTGTATAAGGCATCTACCGGTGGGTGGGTCGGCAACTGTTCTGAAATTGTTTTAAGCACTACACCAAATAGATACTTCAATTGTGGTAAAGACCGATTTTTAGCATCATCCATAATAAGTACGGTATAGTCACCATCTTTTAATTTGGAGATAACCGCTTCGGTCTCTTGGGTTACAGCCTTACTGTCTTGCACAATAAGACGTGCTTGACCGCGTAGCATTTTTGATTAACTCTTTAATGTTTGTGATTGCAAAGATAATAATATCATTTTAACTATCAAATAAAAATTAATATTATTTTTCAAACTATTTTATAACTAACTGTATTACAGGTGATAAATATATAGAAATATATTATACTGATTTTTTAAAACATGCCGTTATATCATTCAAAGCATAAATGGGGTTATTATTTTCATCCACTTCTCTTGACATTACCACTTCATACATGCGTTGATTAGTTGTTGGACTGTTCAATGGCCCTAATTCATCTATATATGGCCCTAATTTAATAAAATTAAAATTAGACAATTCTATATCAGAAGACAACTGGGATCTGCCGGAATACCAGCCTGTCAGCAGATGGGTCTGTGTCTTGACCCAATGTGCAAGTCGGTTGATTTCAGCAGGATTTGCATCTCCACCCATAAATGAAACAGCTGTAATTCCTCGGTTAGCTTGAATGAGTCTGGATAATTCTTCGTATGTTAGTGGTACGCCTATATCTCCGGCCAAATAACTGGAGTGGCACCCGTGACAAGCGCACGGGCAACCACTAATATTAATGGCTAATGTGATTTCATTCGGCAATTCACTGAATACCACTTTGGTATCTACATATTTCATCATATCTGAGATTTTCCATCACTATATGTTCTGTTTGCCGCCTCTTTTTGTCGATCTTCACCAAATGCTTTTATTGGGCGTAAATACCCGATAACTCTGGTATATTGAGTAATATGGTGACTACCGCAACATGGACAAATATCAATCGGTTTCTTGATAATCTTACCGCAATCTTCACATTTACTATTCGGTATGTTAAATGTGAAATAGTTGGTGCCATTGGCAACTGCAAAATCTATCAGTTTAAGATATTGCGATTTGCTCAAATGGTCTTCCAGATTAACATGGGCAGCCGAACCTCCGTCTGTATATTGATAAGTCTGATGTCCATGCAAAACAAATTTATCCAAAACAGAGGTATTGTCATGGGCATCATAAAAATACGAATTATACAAATTCTCATCGTCTGGAACCCAATATCCGTCCTGCTTGTCCCAACGATAATTCTTACCGCCCAAACCTTCTGCTGGCACCACCTCAGAATTAAACAGGAAAGGTCGCTTTTTATCGTGAATGGAATGTAATTTGTTCTGCTCTTTGATAGTGCCTAACACTAATTGTAGGAATTGAATGTATTCGGGGTTATTGTCTACAGTTAACCCTAAGAACCTGGCAGCTTCATTCAAGCCGTTGATACCAATAGTGGAATATAGTTTATTGATATAGATATACCCACCATTGGAAGATGCAAACATACGCTTGTCTTCCATATCATAGAGCATTGTTTTATAAGCGATATGATATTTGTACACACGCTGCAAGATTGTTGTGATATACTGCACAAAATCTTGTTCCAAATGGGCACAATTCAATGGATTAGTCTGCAATGGCTGTCCTTTAACAAGAGAATGGCCCTCAAACGGATGTTGTAACGCCCAGTCCTGTACAATACGATTGATGTTCAAGGTAATCACATTACAACTTCCGGTCATAACTCCTGTTAATCCTGAAGTGGGGCTAAATGTGTTTTCGGCCAATTCATTGCGTAACCTACAACAACTGGCCAGACTGTCCGCGCTGTCTGAGATATAAGTAAAGAACGAGTGTCCCTCAGCATACATCTCAGCACATAAGTTTTTATACTCTTGGTCAATTATATCGTGATTATTATGCACCATTGCAAAGGTTTCAACTGGGAAAGTCAATACTTGTTTAAGTCGGACTTGATTGAACCATTTCATAAACATTCGTTGCAATGTGTCCACGGCTTTCCACTCCGGGCGAGTGCCATCGGGATAGTAAAATTCACCAAATAATGACTCGAAGTATGTTTTATCGTAATATGAAATATTGGTAAAAGGCGATTGATAGCTTCGGTTGCCGGCAGGTTGGTTAACGCCCCACACAAATTGTTTGAATGCCTTTAAAATATGGTCTTTAACGGTTCTACGAATTAAACAATGGGGTGTTGTTGCCTCGCAATCCAACTTGTCATACCATTTTGGACCAAATTCTTTTACCACATAATAATTGAGTGCGATAAAATATTCACCTACAGCTACCGCTCCTTTGCATTGTGCTGACAATAAAAATATCAGATTGGTAATTTGTCCGCTAAACGATTGTAAATCATTCGGTTCTGAAGGAGTAACCCCATCAATGTTGCCTACACCTTCAGTCATCAATGGGTATAAGCTGACCGCCATGCAATATTGTTTAAGCACCGGCGTAGACGCTTCATCGTGCGTATAAACGATATGATGATTCAGATCGGCTTCGTATTGTTTGGCAATTTCTGGGAATAACAAATTCAATTCATCTTTCATCCGTTGACGTTGGATAATGCGATTGGTTACTTTATACACTTCACCTTCCAGATTTGCTACATTTTTCACAGTCACGTTAGCATTAGCGTCTGTTTCTGAAGAGCTGGCAGCGTTATCTGTTGACAAACTGTACTGATTCATGTAATCTATTCGTTCTTTAATAAATCTGGATTGCTTGCGTTGTTCACGATATAGAATGAATGCTTTGGCTACATTATAATACCCAAACTGCATCAATGCGTTTTCTACACAATCTTGAATGGCTTCAACTTCAACAGGTCCTTCTGGATAAGATGTCTGTATCACTTGTTTGATATGTTCTACTACATTTGAATCATAATTAATTGATTGGCTTTCAAATGCTTTTGATATTGCATTCTCAATTTTACAAATGTCAAACGCTACAATTTGACCGTTTCTTTTTTGTACTTTCATACGTTGGATTAAATAAGTTTTTGATTTAAAAATTCTTCATATAAAGGAATAGCCAACTCTCTGGCTTGTGGATGGGCGTTAGACGCACATCGTAATTCAAAAAAATGTAGCCAATCAGTTGCAAAACCTGTCATTACAAGTTCAGTCTTTAGGGCATTAGGTAATACCGCTCTGGCTTCTTGTGCTTTCCAACCTGATTCAATAAGCGTCAAATAATCCTTTTCAGCATTATTAAGACTACAAATAAATATGCTTTCAGGTGATTTGTTTCTGCTGACAAGATGATAAGGGCCGTATTTGGCTAATTCTTCTTCGTTTAAATAACAGGGTTGAATAAAGGTTAGCTCATTACCAAATTTATCCTTTGAGTAATTACAATACCTGGTGGATTCCTGTGCAAATGAGAATACTCTATGTCTTACAAATTCATGGGACACCCCTCTATCACAGATAAATTTTACACAAACTCTTTTCGCGTGATATTCTGTAGGCTCACAAATATATTTCAAATCATCCATCCAGCCATTTTCTATTAATACTCTTAGATTGGTAGTTACATATAGATTAGTATCATCATCATTTATATAAGCGTATTTATTCTGATAATATTTTTCTAAAGGATTATATTCTTCACATTCTCCGTCTTCAGGATGAATATAATAATTAACTGATTTTGTTTTAGTCATTAAATACACAGTACCATGTTCCAACATAGCACCATGACCACTAGCAATCATTCTATCTACAAATGCTTGGGTCGAATCTTCTGTAATCTTATCTTCTGACTTATAACAAGTACGGCCAGCCAATTCTATTTGTTTATATACTCCTTCTAATCCAGGGGCTTGATGTAAAATTGTAAAAGATGGTTTGATTAATTTCATATCTTCTTTACGTTAAACTTTCGATAAAAGATTCAATAGTCTTGATAAGACTTGATTCATCACTTGTGTACTGAAACCATTCCAAATGTCCGTTGCGATAAAAAGGGTGTGACACTCGAATACGTTCAAATGCTGAAAGAATATATCGTTCGCAAAAGCCGCATTTATCCCAGATTTTGATAATCTCAATAGTACGTTGATCTGTATGACTATTGTAATACAGTTTGCTGATACGGGTTTGAACTTTTTCGTGAGTTGAGCCAATTTTATACAACCCGGTAGATTTACATCGTAAAAGATAAAGACTTTTTGGGGTGGGTGTTGGACATGGTAACGGCTTGAAAAAGCGCGATACCTTACGCATAAAATTACGGTATTAAGTAAATGTTATAGATAGAAATCATCAATTGCAAATGCAAAACTAACAATTATATTCTAAATCACAATGAATTAAAATAGAAAAAGTATCTAATATGATACTTATTGATTAATCATAATAGATGCTTTTTAATACGTATTCTAATGTAATACAGCTCTTTATTTACATTTGTTTTAATGGCGTATGGCGGTCTTAATCCATATTTTTTATAATCCATCAAACAACGCCAAAATTTTGTTTTGCGAAAAAAGGGGTCATTTGAAGCATAAGCTATAGCTTCGATAAGTTCTGCTGATGGAGAACTTAATTTTAATGATTTTACGGTCTCCATCAGCAGTTTGTATTCAATTGGCACCTCGTGAGCTAACAAAAAACCTATTCGTGTCTGATCAAATCTCTTCAGACTGTACCCTTTTGGTCTTCCTGGTTTTCTTAGATGTTTCTTGCGTTTCTTGTTTTTCACTGGAGGATGATTTGACAAAAGCACGCTGTGCATTGTTTTTTTGACTTTGAATGTCTTTGTTTACATCAATGATTTTCATATTATACAATATAAGTCATTAAAAATCCGATATATTCAGAGCAACCGCTACTGCAATAATCAACTTTACAATCACGTGACCCTCCTTCAATAACACAATGCCATCGCCCTGCTTTGTTGTGAGAATAGCCAATTTCATATTTCGGAGGATCAATAGTATTAGGAAGTGTAAAAATAATGCCACTATGATGAGTATGTAATTGTCCTTGAATAGAAACTACATGCCCCACTTGCCGTACATATAATTTAGTAGTAATACCACAATTTTGGACAGTCATTGCAATCCACCCAGTATCTTTAGGCGGCACTCCTAAATCACTGGCATAAGCCGCTCCAATAGCTGTACACAAAGTACGCTTTCTGGCATCTAGTTTTGTTGAATAAGAAGGGTCTCCAACATTGGGTAGTCCGTATGACACAATATCTTGAAATCCCTGAGATTTCAACACTGCGTCAGCAAACGCACTAACCGTACAAGCCCCAATAGTATTGCATACAGAAGCTTGTCCAACAGTACCACCGCCGGCACCAGATACAAATATTGAAATACTGTCAGAACGTTTTATATAGCGTTGGTCAATATCTGTATAGAAAGCGGCCCCCAATGTGTTACATAAGGCACGTTTACGACTTTCTAATTTGGTTGCATAACCAGATTCACTAGAGGCTGGAAGCCCGTATGATACAATATCTTGAAAACCCTGATCTAAATGCAATGCGCCATTAAAATCTGCAATAGAACTGGCTCCTATAGCAGCTCTTACTGCGGCCTTGCCCGGATCTCCACCTCCGGCTTGTGTAACAAAAACTGTAATACTATCGGTTAATTTGACATAACGTTTGTCTGATTCATTTTTAGTATATACATCAGCAGCGTTAGCTTTTTTATTAATGGCTGTATTAAATGTGCTGTTGCTAACTAAGGATTCCAAGACATTTGTTCCTTTAACATATAAAGAACCGGTAATATATACGTCATTATCAATTTGTACAGAACCGATGTAATTCTTAATATGCCAATGAAAATCAGTATTGGTGGTATAACCCATAACCCCAAGGCTATCCCCACTTTTATCACGCCATAAACAATAATGTGTTAAGGTCTTGTCTGTTTTGCTAAGAGTGGGGTGAGAAAAGGTGAGTGGGATATTAGCATAAGCAATATTGACAGGACCATTAAAAATCACATTTTTATTAGCCCCAGTAACAGACATAATGATGTTACCCTTACCATCACCAATATTAGTATTGCGATAATAAGTCACCCCACCATTATACCCCCATACATTAATATTGATTGCAGCATCATTAGAAGCAAAGCCGCCATTATATAAATGATTGTTGGTCAAAACAAGGTTGCCTCCTTTAGTAATGTCAGATGCAATTGCGATTTTAAGCGAAGTACCCTGCGAATTAATAGTTCCCAGTAAAACATTGTTTGCGTAAAACTGGAATTCTCCGTCTTCAGTAATTGTTAGTTTGTGGGTTTTGTTAGATACTACTGATTGTATGGTTAAAGCTCCAGAAGCGTTATAAGACAATGTGGCTTTAGCGGAACCCCGTACTAAATCAATATTACTTTTAGAACTTACTCCAGCATTGGCAGTTAATATTCCATTGAAAATAACCGATTTGTTGACAGATTGTGATGTTTTACTGGGATTCAATAAAAGGCCATATTTACCAATAAAAGCATCTTGTAAACGTGTAGCACTGCCATCAGAACTAATACTTATAGATTGTGGAGGTGCGCCGGTCAACGAATCATTAACTGTAGGCACACTGGAAGCAAGGGCGCATCCATACACATTACGTCCTACTTTATCGGCAGAATCTGCATACGGCACCTTTTCAGAGTAATTGCTTTCATATATATACATGGGCCATTTAGACGCACTGGAAATACCAGAACAGTAACGGATCTTACCATTAATATATACATATCCGGCACTGATGGTATTGCCTGTGACTTGACACCCACTAATGATAAAATTGTCACAATCATTAAATATACTTGCAAAAGCTAATGCTAAATCTTGCAAGTTCATCATATCATCAATATAGGTGTATCGGCCACCTGTTTGGGATGTAAACTCTTTCATATTAACTATATATTACAATAAATTTTTTACCTGCAATACGATATAAGCCCACATAATAGCTAATCATAGCTGTCAATTCTTCTTCAGAAATTTTTTGTGTATTAATAGGTGGGCAACTCACTGTAAAACTATAATCAGTTGTAATCATCTTTTCATCTTTCCATCGTAACACGGGATTTTTGCTCGAATTTTCATTTTTAGCGTATAATATCATATCTGAAATATCAGATAAAGCAGCCTCCCAATACAATGGAACTCCAGGCGTATCACCATCAGAAATAACAATGCGCTGGGATGGGTCTAATAAATATTGGTTGAATTTGCGATTCAAAAAATACTCCAGCATAATTACTTGTGAAGTCATAGCAGCTTCAATACGCTTGTTTGTAGCCCAATCTTCCCATATCGCACCTAGACTTTTTAAAGGAGCTAATAAAGATTGTAGAAATAACACCAATCTTCTACCTCCTAAATAATGAGGAACCAACTGATTCACCATTTTATCTGTATCTATTTTATAACTTCTCATTGTTCTGAATCTAATTTTAATGCAATTGCTTCACGAAAAGTAGGCAACAGATTTTCTTCATTTTCTTTGGTGCTTTGTTTAGCATAACCGCTGGATGTATAACATTTCCGTACAATCTTTTGCAATGGGCCTAAGCCATCGTTATCATCATATTGTGCGATAAATATACCTTGCTCAACCGCTGCGTTGGGGTCAATATATACGTCAGTTACATGCTCTACACTTTGAATGGCATCTATCACCTTTTGTGCATAAATCAAAGAATCAAATTTCATATCCGCGATAAATTGAGTCAATGCTTCGTCTATTTTGTCATATAGTTCTTCTTTGCTTACTGCACCATCATAATATACTGTAACACGCGGTACTAATACATCTCCTTTGCGACTAACAACATTACATTTAACTCCAGCAAATTTAATCTGATTAAGATAGGCTCTAGCGGCAATCAATTCTTCATCGGTCAGACGGCTTAAATTACTTCCGGTACCAGTAGCTACTTTCAAAATCAGTACATTGTCCTTAAATTCAGAACTATAATATTCCTGATAAGACACATGTGTAATGATACGCTTTGCTTCGTCTATAGTTGGATAATGAAAAGCGGTACCTTCTTCATTTACAACTAAATCATCGCCATATTGCCATTTCAACAAAGCATTAGCATAATACGCTGGAGTGCCATTAATTCGATTGCTGAAAACCGTAGCAATATCCAGCATAAACACATCCATCAGTTTTTCAAATGAAAATATGGCAGCAGACGTAACCCATGTAAAAGCATTGATAATAGACATTTTGGAATTATTGGTTAATTCAGTTAATTCCAAATATTGATTACGGGCTTCGACCGCTTCATTATATATTTCTGTTAATGTTCTACTCATATTTAGTTATCGTTATTCCATAATCAATGATAAAGTATAGTTAAACGTCAAATTGTCAGCAGCATATTCGATACCCTTAATATCAAAAACCCAAGGGCCGGCTTCATTCCAGGCAGGCTCATGGAGAATCACATAAATAGCTTGCATACCGGTTGTAATAATATAATTACCATGCTCATCTTTAGGTGGTTCACCGTATGTGCCGGAAGGCTGTACATCTAACACAATTTTACAATTACGTCTTTGATTATTATGTGTAGCTAAATAAATCAAATAAGCATCTATACAAGATTCATCTGTATATTTGTTATCTGTCAATTGCAAATAACTCAAACTCATATCTTGTATGGGTGTTAGAGATTCAATATCCATACCCGACAAAATTACAGAGTATGTACCCTTAAATAAAAATAGGCCCTGCAAAGAAATTTTGTTCTTCTGAGATATGAATTCATCGACAACGAGTGGCATGGTGGGCATAATTAATCCATTGATAGAAGACACATTCCATGTTTTAAGATTAAAATCACCATATAACCGAATGTATCTTTCAGATACCACATTATCAAAATAGTGAATATACTGCTGCACATCAGACTGGAGAGTTATAGTTTCTAAAGGCGTATTGTCTCCCCAATCTACAATCATAGAATGGTCTCCAGACACATGTAAAGTTAAAGACACGCTATTATTAGGTATTTGGATATAACAACGTAATTCTGCATCAGTAGATTTGTAGTAAATGTTTCTTGTAGCATTTGCCGGAACAATATGTGTAGTATAGAATTCATTTACAATACTTTGATGTATAATAGTTTGCTCATCCCAATACAATTCGTCTCCTTCTTTTAATTCTGTATCATACGACAATTCAGGATTGTTAGCCATTAATTCAAAAATACCCTCAATGCTGCCAAATAAATATAAGGCAACATCATATATATTTTGATTCTTTTGTACTTTATACACTTGCATCGGCTTCTGTAAAATCTAAATCCAACTCCAGATCTCCTGTATAAGAGTTAAAGGCAGCATTTTTTACTGTTACTTTGTCAGCTTTAAATTCTGATTGCAATCTATCAGCTAAATCTGATTGACTTAAATTACTATGTAAATATCGTACTAACCCCACACCCGACACTGGATAGCGATAAGCATTAGAGGGAACGCATTGCAACATTAAATTACGATTCTGAAAGTTGGCATTAACATTAATCAAATCAGAATTCTGGTTAGACCATATCCACGCGTCACCATTAATAATTTGGATTAAATAATCCGTGGTACTGACCATAAGTAATTGAGATGCACAAATTTGTTTTTGTGTCTTATTATATAATTTGGTCAATATATTAAACCATTCTGTTCGGTTCACTGGGTTTATCATGGTTTGTAAAGAACCGTTTTCCAATTCTCTTACAATCCGAATAGTTATAGGCTTATAAATTGGGGTATAAGGAATAGACACCCTTACCCCCGTTTCTTCTAACATACGAGTTGACACATATTCTGGTATGGTTATTTGTCCATATAAATACGTATCTCCCTCTTGAACCCATTCAAATGGATAAGTAGCTACTAAGTTTTTATCATGTAGCACTATATCGTGTGTGGAAGTATTTATTTGAATATCTTTACGCATAATTTTATATATACATCCAATCGTTTAGATTGCTAATATAAAACATAAATGAGCCATCATTTCTACTAGCGTCATCACTTGTATCTACAATAATACTAGTAGTGTTTCTACTAGTCAAAGTTGCTTTGATGGGGGCTGTAGACGAACCTGAAGAGTAACCATACCCTGTCAACATAACCAAACAATCTGAAGCACTGGAAAACCAGGCACTTGAAAATGAAATCCGATACCTGCCTTCTGATAAACGAGTTACTGACATTGAGCTGCCGTCAAAAGTTTTATAACTAATACTTGCTCCACTGCTATAACCAGACACCATACCTTGTGCCAACACTTTTAGTCCTCTACCATATCTTTTAGTTGAACCTAAATCAATTCTACGAACGACAATCCAACCATAAAAAGTGCGATCATCTCCATATCCTATTAATTCAACCATTTCTCTTGAAACAGTTAAAGTTGATTTAGAAAGACCATCTTCAAAAAAGTATTTACCAGAAGGGGCTGATACTGTGGCTTTACCGGTAAATGTTTCTCCATTAAACTTCCAGTTAGCTATTCGCATAATACGACCACTATCATTTAACGTCCACGATAGCATACTATTTAAACTACCGTCTTCCCACCCTCCAGATGCACCTCCAGCAACATTATCAAATGTAAGTGTTTCACTAGAATTACCACCAATATTGACATATATTCCAGAACGTGCCCAAGGTTGTCTGACTGTACCGGTTATTTTAACATTTTTCAGTACACTAGACTCTATATTGGCTGTTTTTATCGTCATCACGCCAGTATTAGTCCAAGTGATATTACCTTTTGCCACAAAACCGGAACCATCATTTTTCAAAGACCAATATGAGCCATTACTTATTGTCCCATCACTACCTAGCGATACGCTGTTTTTTGTAATACTGTTTGCTCCAATAGTCCAGCCACCAATTGTACCTTTAGTAAATTTACAACTTAAACCATTTATATAATTGGTATTAATAATATTAGCTTTAATGCTGTCACCATTAATTTGAGCAGACGTAATAGTATTAGCTGCAATTTTGTCTGCTGTGATACTTTTTGCACCAATGCGATCAGCATCAATTGTACCTGCTGTAATCTGATTAGCATTGAGTGTTGCTGTGTATATACCATTGGCATCAATAGTAGTTGTGTAACGCTCTGAAGTTGTTACATCAAACACGGTGGCATACGCTAAATACCAGGTAACATTATAAGCACCGGTAATTGCAAAAAAATGGGTTGATGAAAAATTGGATGTACCACAATATACTTTACAAATATATTCTTGCCAATCACCAGTACCCTTAGTTGGAGTGAGCCATTTTTGTGTGCCTCCAGTTCCCATACTGTTAGTATGAAAAGTAATATCTCTACCTACAGGAATCTTAGCGATAATCCTTGTAATAAAAATCTTTCTATACCCACAGGTTGTTGCAAATGTAAAACCTCCACAGTTAGGCGAAGCTGTACCGGTATTTTTAATAGTCAACATTTTTCCGCTATCATTAGGAACAGTTGAGCTACTGGCACGAGTGATTGTAACTGTGCCGTTGTTGCTATTATTATATACACTAATGCCATTACTTCCTTCTATAAATGTAGGGTCGCGATACAACATTTTCCCAAATGCCATTGCAGACGCAAGTTCTTTAGCGGCTGCTTCAGCTGCCTCGGCTGCTTTTTGTGCCTCATCAATAGCCTCATCTTTGGCTGCATCAGCTGCTTCCTGAGCGGCATTGGTCCAATTGAGAATCACACTGGCACCAAAAGTAACATTGCCGGCAGCATCCCATTTAATATTACCTCCTGCTAACGATCCCGACCCATCAGAATTAAGCCCCCATTTAAAGCCACGGATTCCCTTGGTTCCTATTGTAATAGAACCGGAAGCGTTTGTAAATTGCCCTGATGTATTGTTTTTATTTCCCAAATACAAAGATTCAGAATCAAATTTCCATCCGGCAATCAAAGCCCCTTGATTATCTATAGAGAATATAATGGTACTATCTTTATAGCCATAGATACCTGCCTCCGCTTCACTTAAAGTAAATGGAAGGGTTTGGCCTAAATATCCGCTCAGTTTACCTAAATACACACCGGTCAATTTGCCGGCAGAAGTTTTCATACCAGCAAAAATACGAGGAGTAACTACATAATTAGATCCTATTTGAGTGTATGACCCTTCCCATTCATCTAAAAAGGCTAGTTCTTTAGGGTTTCTTACCATTGCAAAGCTAAAACGCACTGACATTTCAAAATTATCTTGCGTTTTAATAACAATAGTCAGAAAACCAGACTGAACATTAGCTGCAACATTAGTTAATGCTATTCTCCATGAATAATCACCGGCATTTTCATACGAATATTTAATGCCATCTGCACTGGGAAATACATTTAAAATCGTAAACTTAGCTGGAGTTTTACCAGACCATACAGAAATAGTTGTATAAGCATTTGATAAATCTGGATTATTCCCGTCATTATCAGTTGTGCATACTACAGATGGGGTTGTCATTGATACAGTATAACTGCCCACTTCTAACACATCTTTCCAAGCTAATATAACATCATTGGAAAATTGCACATTGCCATCTTGGTCCCAAGAAATGTTACCGTTAGCTAATGCCCCGGACCCATCTTGGTTTAAGAACCATCTATTATTTACTTGTTTAATATTGGCCGTAGAAATTGTACCGGAAATAATCTGGTCAGCTGCTAAAGTGCCAGTATATATACCATTTTGATCAATATAGGTTAAATAAGTGCCAATTAATTGACCGTATTTATCACCAGCTACTTTAGCTGCTTCTTGTGCTTCTTTAGCTGCTTCTGTGGCTTGTTTTGCCAACTCTTGTGCATTTTCAATTCCAACACTCCATTGAAGCGTAACATCTTTAGAAAATGTGACTTTACCAGTTTCGTCCCATACAATATTGCCTCCGGCCAACGCACCGGCACCATTTTTATCCAAATAAAATTTATAGCCGCGAATACCATTAGTACCAATCGTAATACTGGAAGCGTCTTTGGTAAATTGCCCCATATTATTATTCTTGGTGCCAAGCCAAAAAGCAGATTCATCAAAACTCCATCCGGCAATATAATTTTTAGAACCGGCTGAAAACATAAGTTTATTTCCTTTATATCCGATAAACCCATAATCGGCGTTACTGATATAATACATTGCAGCACCGCCATATTGTTTTACCCAATCAAACTGATCACCTTCTAATTCTGAAGTTATGACATTTGCGGCAGCAATAAATCGTCTGGAAGAATTGATGGCTACACCTACTTTATAAATACTTTGTTCACCGATAGTCCAACCAGCTAATTCTCCAGAACGTGCAATAATATGTCCGTCAAAAGACGCATTGCCTTTTGCGTCCATCGTTACCTTTCCATTGGCAAACGAGGCACTTCCGTCTTTTTTCAAAGCCCAATGTTCTATTCCGTCACTTTGCGAAGAAATAGCACCTTCAGACTTAATGGTTAAAGTACCATCAAGACACTGGATAGAATCTGGGGTAATATCCCACCCTCCAATCCTGGCTCCATTATTGTCGATGTAAAATACTATTTTATTGTCTCGATAACCGTACAAGCCTTCTTCAGCATCCGACAATGTAAATGGAAAAACTTCACCGATAAATCCTTTGAGTTTTCCTAAATAAATACCTGTAATTTTACCTTCACTAGTCTTATGTCCAGCAAATAATTTGGGGGTAATAACATAGTTAGAGCCAATCTGGGTGTGCGTACCGTTCCATTCTTCAATCCAATCAAGACTGGTAGTATTACGAACAACAGAAAAATTAAATCTTGCTGATGTTTGATACCCATCGGGTGTACGCACAATAATATCCAAATACCCAGAAGTAATATCAGAAGCTAATCCAATAATAGAAACTTTCCAATTATATGGGCCAGCAGGCACATAAGTATATTGAATACCATTAGTGCTGGGAATGACATTAATTATTTCAATGGGTTGGCTTGCATTGCCTTTAGACAATGACACATTGGTATAAGCACAACTCAAATCTGGGTCAGAACCATCGTGATTGGCAGGTATAGATACAGAAGAGGTGGTAAGCGATAGGCTGTACCCATCGTTTACCACCGCAATTGTTATATATCCTTGTGCTAATAAATCTGCCATATTCTCAATTTTTTAATTAAGAATAGGCTTTCTCGAACAGGAGTGTTGCTATTTATACGACTTTTCCCAATGCCTTCATTACTTGCGAAGCCACATTACGGGCCATAGATCTCCAAGCTACCAAATCATCATATTCATCCTCAATACGACCTTCAACATGATTACATAAAATAGCTTCTACATCGTCTTGCGAATATTTACTGCGTACAATGCTGGAGATAATATGACTATAATCTGGGGTTACATCTACATGCCAAGCTGTATATTCTGTAGCTTGCTGAGACTCTGCGTCTTCATCCATTAAAGGCACAGTTACTTCTTTTGATTGCTCATTAAAATACACCTTGATTAACCCCTGTCCTAAATCTGCATACAAAGGTGCTGGAGTATAAGCCCGATACAATTCTACTTCGTTCATACTAAAACAATTAAACAATATCAGTATAATAACTAAGTCGAGCGTGATTAATCGCCGAAATCATTATGTCTTCACATTCATCTAAACGTGCAAAGTAAGCACGTCTACGCTTGATAGCGCGAGATGAAGCTGATGCTGATTGACATTGAGTTGTAGTTTGTGTAGGCTTAGGTGATTGTAATTGAGATGGCAATTGGTATGTTTTAAGACCGGTTTGTAAAAACCATAAACGACGACAATTACCATGTTGACACCATCCTTTATATGCAGCTAACACCTCTTGTTTACGTTGAGGGGTCATCGCTCGCTTCATGTATCGGCAAAATTGTTTTTTGATAGATTTACGCAATAATCTGTGTTTATGATAAAAGCGATAACCTAAAAAATCTATGCCGACTTTTTCAACTTCAAAAAGTTGTACAGTGTCTTTTACAACTAAATTTAAACGTTCTGATGCAAATTTTTTAATCTCACGTAGAATCCATTTCAAATACCCCTTATGGTCGCTAAGTACCACTATATCATCACAATATCTGTAATAAAATTTTACACCTAATTGATCTTTGACATAATGGTCTAATGGAGATAAATAAACATTGCTCATTAATTGACTAGTTAAAGAGCCGATCGGTAATCCTTTTGGCGTACTAAAAATAATGTCATCCATGAGTGCTAAAAACGCTTTGTCCTTATACAATCTATGGAATTCACGACTCATAATTGCCGGAGTTACAGACGGAAAGAACTTCTTTAAATCAATTTTTAAACAAAATTTAGTTGCATCAGGGTACCGCCTCAAAGCTCTTTGCAATCGGTTGGTACCGTCCATCAAACCACGCCCTTTAATACAACAAAATGTATCACGTATGAAGCTACGTACACGTCTAGGCTCGATAACGTTAACGATTGCGTGATGCACAATACGATCAGGAAAATAAGGCAATTTAGAAATATCGCGCAATTTGCCTTGATCTGCACGAATGGTAAATGTTTTATACGGACTTGTATGAAAAGTTCCGTTCACTAACATTTCTTTTAATGCCAAAAAATTTTCTTTACGGTGTTTATTGTATTTAATACAACCGTATTTCTTCTTTTTACCTAATTGCGATTTATGCACCGCTTTTTTGAGATTTTTCACCGAATGAATTCGGCACATCACATGACCTTCTTTTTTCACAATTTTAATTGTTTTTAATACTTAAAGTCTCCTTTAAGCCGCATACAGCTACTTCGGATTAACAAATCCTACCATACCATTGTACACTGTTAGACATCTTCTCCAAGTAAGTATTTCGTTACTCAGAAATGGTGTGAGGTTCCTTCAAACAGAAATATTTTAGCTTGTAGGCCATAAAGGTTAGCTGAGGCACGATGTTCCAATTCGAGTTGCCGAACACGTTATTCGCGTTCACGTAACCGGGGGCGCAATTCGAGCCGTAGTACGCGCTCCCACCACCGAGCAGAATTTCACCACCACCATTCATATACCACATTGTAGCATAATTTACGGTAGTATTATTAGTTGTTTGAAAAGCTGTAGGTAACAAATCTGCTTTCTCTCCAAAAGCCATCTTGGTAGGGCATTTATCATTACTATTGGTATCATTATTAAAATAGGCAGTACGATAATTAACTCCAGATGGAGGGTTGCCATTCACTACTTTATTATCATCCCAAATATAAATGGTACTACCATTATGGATATTTCCGGCAATAAATTGCCACTTTTTGCCCCAAGCTGACTCTTTACCAAATAAAGAAACTTCCGAGAATTGTTCAGAAGCATCAGGCGCAGTAACCGAAACTTTGCCGCTTGCATTGCCTAAAGACAAAGTACATCCAGACGGAATTGTATAAGCTACACCTGATGCTGACCCTGAGTTGGTGCCTCCAATAATACCAGAGCCTAAAGTGGGGCGTACATTACGATTTTTACAAAAATCGTGAGCAAGTAAATTGTCCGCATTCCAAGCGGTCCAATTCATTAACCCCCAATCTTTACCATAATTTTGTGCATATCCCCAGGCTGTTGACATGCTAATACTATCTTTAGGTAAAGTATTGGCCAAACTCATTAAACAGATTTTCCCATCAATAGTTTCTACAGAACCTAAAAACGCCCCCTCAACAATGGTATCATACAATAAAGTAAATCCCTGCATAGGGGTTGGGCTTTTATAAACTCGTACAACAGTAGATGACAAACGAACTACTTTGCCATACAAAGGTGGTCTGTATGCCATTGTTTGTCCATAACTACCATCATGTTTTGCAGCGGTACCGTCTTCAAAATAGTTACTGTCTGTGGCATTAAGCCTAGCAGCATCACCATTTCGATTAACAATGATACGGCCACACATATCAAAATAATTCTGGCGAACTTCCATATTTCCACCAACAGCTAATGCAGTATTGTTACCTTCATCGTAATCAACAAACCAATACATCATGCTACTGCGCAATTCTGCAATATCATTAGTATTTTGGTCGATAGCTGCTCCAATCTGATTAACTTCTGCGGCTGTAAATGTATCGCCGGTCTTTTTGTTTAAATTTAATAATCCCATAATAAACAATGATTAATCTTTAGCAACTTTACAGCCAAATTTGGCTGTATTAATCAAATCGGTTAATCGGACGGTTAAATTTCTTCCGTACCCCTCATGTTTCTGGGCAAATTCTGTGTCGCTTTCACTGTTGCCACTTTCCTTTACCCAACTAAACATATTGTCGGGAATTAAATTTGTCACCTCTTCATTGCCATAATATACGCTGGCTGTCAATGTGGTTTCTTCAACACCGTCCTTTAAAATAGTGCCACGCGAAGCAGTTATCAACACGCTATATACGTTTTCACCATTTTTTGTTTTTTGTATAGTAATAGTATCTGAGTATTCTGAAGAGTTTATTGTAACAACACATTTTATAGTTAATATTGTTTTTTCCTGCCAATAGCTTGCTGTAGGTAAAATTGTTAAAGTGCGTCCGTTCTCACCTTCTAACAATACATAATCCCCTGAAGAAGAGAGATAATACCATTTTCTGCCACTTGATGTGGACACAAAATTGGTTTCGCTTATCTGAAGAGTAATACTGGTGGGGGCATAAGTGTCATTTTCTTGCACAAATACGGTAGGTCCAAGAATCCTGATTGATTTTGGTTTAATAGCCTCTTGGGTGGTTTCATCCAAATCCTCCCACTTGATTGTGACATCTTGTAATAATATTTTATCTTTTGTCCATTTAAACCGTCCATTGGCAAACTGTCCTGTCCCGTCATTATTAATAATAAACGAATTGTCTCTACTGGAGATGGAGCCGTCATCATTCAGTTTAAGTAATGGATTCTGAATAGTTCCACCGATGCCCCCTTTGTTAAACCAGGCTCCATAATCTTCTACGTATGACAACACATCATCAGTTGGTTGGTATTGGGTGGCGTATTTGCCTTTTTCAATTTGCGGTGCGGTAAAATAAATAGTGCCTTCAGACTGTTGCAAAGACATTTGTAGAGGCACATCTTGATTGGGGTCTTGTATGGTAAAAGCCACAGAATAGCGTTGCCATGTCCCGTTTCCTTCCACAATAATAGTACGGATGGAATATCCGTTTTGTGAGATTAGAATATCGCAATCGGTATCTGTTTTCAACCAAAAAGAAAAACAATATTGTTTACCTAATTTTCCTAACATCCAGGCATTTGTCTGGGCATTTAATATAATGGTACGGTCTGAACTATATACTTCACCCACGCCGACAGGATTATCACTAGTAGCGACAATACTGGTTGCAGAATCAAAGTCGCACGCAACACTATTTATAACCACGTTTTTATGTATCTTTCCGGCATAGAATGTACATCCGAACCCGTTCTCGTCACCGGCTGTTAACGTACCGGAAATGTTGACTTGCTGGGTGGCGTACAAACGTTGCATATAGGCTCCATAATTATCCAACGTGCCGAAAACCGGATCGTTGATACCGTTAAGCTTTCCTAAACGCATCTTTAAACCTCCGGCAAAATTGGCGACAGAGGACAACAATACAATATTCAAATCAGAAATTTCCACTGTATCTCCTTCAGATAGATTATCGTTCACGTTCAAAGAAAACATACGTTGATAGCGGTCTGAAAAATCTACAGTAATAGCATGAAGTTGATAAGTCCATTCGGTTGTTGAGGTAACATTTAAAGTACCGTCTATTCTGGAACCGTCTGTATATCCCAACGAAGCGATAATATTGTTTAATGTGCGGTTGGACTTTATTTTATAGGAAATCAATACACGGTCTGGATTGCCCAAAGTTTTTTCAATGTGTTGTTGCAAACCGATAAAAGTACCGGTGTTGGCTGTAACCGAATTACGTACAAATGAGCATATTCGGTAATTGTCCAGATAACTTTTTTGATAAGTCGCTGTCACATACGCACGACCGACTATTGTATATTGGGAAAAATAATCAGTCCACGACACATTGTTAATACTGGATGGATAGCATAAACTCTGTTCAACAGGAATACCATCTATAACATCTATATATGGTGACTGTTCATCGCTGGCGGTCATATAAATGGCGCCCAATCGGTTGGCATCCCATAAATTAGTAACACGTACAAAATCTAACAATTCTCCGGACATTGGGGCATCGCCTTCCAGCAATGCTCCAATAAACCACGGACGTTCTTTTTGCACAGATTCTCCATTTTCAATTACAGTAACAGTATCTGTTCCGGTTTCTAATACACACATGAGCGAATAAATAAGATTAGGAGAATCGAAATACTGCCTACGTACAATATCTCCTACATGTAACCCTTGTGTTTTTTTAGAATCTTCACTAATACTGACTTTGAATTTTCGATATGAATATACTGCCATTATAATATTTCTTCTACAATATCTCCACTACAAGAATCGCTAACCCACATAGAGCCATTTGTAGCAGAATTTTTTTGAACTTCTAATTCGTATATGCGCATTTTTTTACGCACGGTTACTTCATCAAATGTTGCACAAATATTTCCGGTTAATCCATTTTTATAGATTTTCCACCCACTGCCGGCAAAGCCAGCAGAAAAAGTAACGGAGCCTATATCATCTACAAAATAAGCGTGGCCATAATGTTTTACACCATCACTGATAGCTAACCAATAAATATTGTCATTAAAGAATAGCGTATTCTCCAAGATACGGGTTTTGCTACCGGAAATTCCAAGAGATGTTTTTCCTTCTAACGGTTTGTCAAAAACGTAAAAATCTGCATCTGTGGCAAACATCAAGCTGGCAGATACACGATTGGCCGGCGCATATAAACTAGTCGAAACCCTATATCCAAACGAAGTATTATATCTTTCAGTTAATTGTACTGTACTGGCTTCACTGGTATCGTTATATCGGAATGGTCCTTCAAAAATAACTAATTCACCATCGCTATAAAATCCAGGTCCTCCTGTATCTACAAATTTCAAATAACGATGAAAAACCACGCCGGAATTTTCAGTAGATACTTTATAGGTGGTCATTAGTGTGTTACCTAATCCATGACCAGCTTTAAATGATTCTGGGAAATAAGCGGATCCGAATTTAGAGATGAGTTCATATTCGCCATCATCATCATATAATCCTGATTGTAAGGTGATTTTTTGTGTGCCGTCATCTCCCAAATTCAAAATCTTATTTGCAGCAGAAAAAGAAATCACATTGTCATTTTTAACATGAATAATATAATTCCCATCAAATTGTACGCCGCCTGTAATAATATTAAGGTCTCCGGTAAGTTGTGCTAATTTGGCTTTAGTAATGGCAAATACACCTGTATTGTTATAACCTAAAGTCACACCATTTAATGCGGAAACAGTTGATTTAAAAGTGCTGGAATTTTCTACTGTAAATGTGCCATATACATGGCTATTACGCATTGTCCAATCTACTTCTTTTCTATTTGCATTTCCGGAATGATAGAACTCCAGACCGTTATAATTGATACCATCTTTAGAAATAGTCAAATCACCTAAACGGATCACTCCAGAACAAGTTACGTCACCATTTAAAGCAATATTGCTGGCATCAAGTGATAAAATATCATTGTCATAGCTAATAACATTATAGCCATTAATATATAAACCATGTGCATTAAGGTGTAATTCACCATCTATGCTGACTATGCTTTTTCTGGCAGCCGGATCTTCTTCTGTAGTCTGATAAACATCTAAGATTTTAATTCCATTAGCTCCGGATGAAAATCCATACAAAGTATTTAATTTGCCCAACATGGAGTCACCGTTTAATGAAACGGCACCGCTAATGCCACCACTATCTCCAACTCCTAAGCTAGTCACTGTAGCGTTGGCAAATAAATAAGCAGCGTTTTTACGGGTAATGTCTTCATGCTCTTTAATAGTAGCGTTAATTTTAGCTTCATCAACAATGCTAGTTTCAAAAGTAATGGGAAAAACAGCTTTATCGAGTTGTAATAAACCGCTTCCGTCTTCTGACACATGTACATAATCCGGTCCGGTCAGGTCTGGAAGAGTTTCTTTAGAAGCTTCCTCCAGACCTGCTACCAAACGATTATACATACCTTCTAAAGCACTGCCTTCAGGGATATTAGCGATACCTTCATTTAATTGCGCCATATTATTCTGCAACTTTTACAGTTTTTGATAAGATACCGGATGTAGCAGCTTTATATGATTGCACCTTTGCTTGCAAAGAAATAAATTGAGCTACATTGGCCGGCGGTTGAGGTCCCATCATAGTGGGAGTCATCATTTGTGACAATGCACTTAACCAATCTATTAACAGTGTAGCCAATTGATTGCCCAACACAGCAGGTTCTTTGGCATTTCCACTACCTAAATACACGCCATCGCTTTTAATAATAATTTCTTTTGCGTCATACTTTGCTAATAACTGTTGTGCATCCAATAATAGCTCGGTCTTATCATGTTTTGATAATATTTGGTCAGCAGTAACTTCTATACTGCTCTTGTCTGCATCGCTTTCGCCTTTTGCAACTTCCGTCAATGCAGACTTGGGGGTATAAACAGTATGTGCATATACACCTGTTTTTTCAAGCTCATGGACATCTGGGCCATCTTCAGAGTCTTCCCATTCTTTTGTTTCAGTAGCACCGATTGTAACCTGATTATGAGCATCAATCTGTACTGTATCTGCGTGAGAATATTGAATCACATATTCACGTAATGTATCAGGGTCCGTAGTAATGACCACATCTGAATACAAATAAGGAATAATCACTAATCCGTTTTCATTATTTTGAATAGCCGAAAGATATACTCCTTCATGCAAACCTACTGGTAAACCATTGTCTAAATATTGTTTTTCAGACAAATCTGATAAATATTCCTGCACATCTACTGTACCACATAACTCATCGCTGGCATCTGTATGTACTTTAACTACAAATCCAGAAATTTTAGAAGTATTTTTAATCACATTAGTATGTGGATTGACCAGTTTATGTAATGCAATTTGCCTGATTGCTTCATAAATGGTTTCGTTTGCATTTAAATTGCTTATATCCTTTTTCATACTCATACGTTTTTAATCTTGTTCGGGTTTTGCGATACAATAAGGTAGTTTTAAAGTTTGTCGAAAACCATTGACTCCAAATTGAGTGTTCACTTCTTCTACGCGATACCAACCGTTCTTTTCTGGGTTTCGTAAACTTAACAATTCAACTTTTGCAGCAGATCGGATATGTAAATCTCCGAATATGGTTAAAGTGCCTTCAACGCCATTACGGTTATAATTTTCAAAATACTCTTCTGCTTCTTCTACCAATTCGTCTTCCGAAATATCAATTTTTCTGGATATGTAAGGTATAATGTGGTATTGACTTAAATCAACCTTATCACTAGATTTTGATTTGCTGACTGCGCCCATCTTCATTGCTTTTCTGCTCAATTTGGTTTCATTCAACAATTGAAATTTTTTATGCTCTGTATCGCTTGTGCCGGTCCATTGAGGGTTCAAACGAATAGTAACACTATATTTGATTTGTTTGTCTCCTTCCATCTTAAATCCCTCTGCTGAAACCGCTAAATATGCAGGGTCTACATTCATTAAAGTGAGATTGTCAGTCGCTACATGATAATCGAATTGAATAAGTGTGCCGTTAGCTGGTTCATTGCTATTAGCTATAGCCATTGTCTTTTTTTTAGAATATGGCATACCTACTTTAATATATGGCTTATTATCTTCGTAACATATAAAACAATATAATCCATACTTACTCCATTCTGTTAAAACATCAGCAACAGTTAAATCATCACTTAACTTGATTTTCCCTATATCGGTTTGTTCTTTAAGCGTATCTGGATGAATTTCTAACCCAGTGCCATCCAACAATTTATATTTGCCGTCTGATTTTAACAAATCTACAACTGTAGCCTTATTAATAATCACATTTGGACACGTCTTCCTTTTTAAATTACTGGCTATATTTTCACATTTGATTTCTAAGGGTGTGGACACACTGCATTTTACAATATAACCATCAAAATTAGCGGTATGATTTAACGCCTCTTCTTCCATAACCTTTCTGCGTTCTTCAGCGTTAGCAAACACCCGTCCCTTATCATGGTAATACCCTAAATAAATCCGAATACGTTGACCAACTTTAAAATCTGAAGGTTGGGCTAAAGAAGATCCGGAACGGGCCTCTGTAATTGTCCCGTCATTTAAACGTTCTGTATAAACAATAGAGGCTCCATTCTTTTCTAAATCTTCTGCGGTTTGTGTGCGCTTGATGATAGTTCCTTTTGGAAATTTAACTAATGCTGTTCCTATTAGCTTTTTATATGATTCTTCTATCTCAATACTTGCGCACTCTCTAATAACCAAACACTTATCTTCAGATGGGTCATCTGTATCAATTGTATTTTTATCGGCTGGTTCCCAAATCAGTATTTTGCAAACCAATATATCTAATCCATCTGGATATACTACCGGAGTCGAACTTTTCATATTAACTAAATTACATTAGAAGTAAGTGATTCCAACATTTGTGCAGCCTGTGAAGCAGCTGCTTTTTTAACATTGTCTAACAATACTTTTGCCCAACCCTTTTTCTGCATTTGAGCAATTTCCAAATTAGTAGCGTTAATAGTATCTTCAACTACTGTAACGGCATCATCAGGTTCAACAGCTACACAAGTAAAACTATAAGGTTGTACATTTTTAAAACCTTCATTTTGACCCATTTGAAAATCCTTTATTAAGATCTGGGTCACGTTAAACTGTTGAAATAACAGATTACATACCTGAATAACTCCTTTATGTTGCATTAACATAATGAATTTAGATACTTCCGCATAAGGATATACATCTGGGTAATTGCTCACAATTTTTCCTGTTACAGTAAAATTGACATCACCGCCAGAAATTAATTCTTTACGAGAATAGTCACGTCCTTGTACTTTGGTTAATACCAAATTATTAGAACTTTGTGCTTGTACAATAGCTCCTAAATCTAAGAACACGGGGTCTCCCGGCACCTTTACTTCTGTAGATGAATTAAGCAAAGAAGCGGATGCTGCTTCATTGCTTAACCCTTTAATTTTATCCCAATATGTATTAAAGGTCACGGATTGTGCTTGTCCACTTTCGTTTTTAATCCATAACAACAACCCCTCGTTGGCTGGTTTTCCTTGATATTTTAATACAACCCCTTGCTTATTGAAAGTGTCTGCATCAGCATTTTGCCCATCTTTAATGATTGTTTGTAATTCTTTTCCCTGATTGGCTTGATAAGCTGCGGCAGTATTTTTTTGATCCAACTGCCTTAAATATTTAGGATAAAGATCATTGATAGTTGCAAATGTCATTTGCATCATAGTACGTTTAGCTGCATACACAAACACACTTTCATATCCACGAGGGGAATAAAATTTCAATTTTCCATCTCTTTTTCTATAGTTTGCCGTAGAAAAGACTGCGTTAACTCCAGTATTGGCCAGCCCTTTGTACGTATTCATCGTTAAATTAGAAAATGCAGAACTTATAAAACTCATAATTGTTTACGCCATATTTGCATTAAAATCTTGAACTACATCTAACAAAGCTGTGGCCAATTCTTGCTTAATATTATTAATAGCTGCCACTTGCTTATCATCTGTCATATCAATTGTTTGATGGTCCACGCGCATAAGGTTTTCAATACGTACAATCACCTGTTTAGGGGCCGCTGTAGTATTGTCATAATGACTACGATAACGAGATTGGTCAGAACCATTATGTAAATTAGTAGACAAATCATTGTTGGTTGTAGTTGGAGTCCACTTGAAGGTATTTTTTGCATCCATAGGAGTATAAATGCGGCCCTCTTTATCTCTCCAATGTGGAGTTAATTCTGGAGCTAATTGACTCCATGTATAGGTAACTCCATTAACAGTCATTTGATCGCCTATCTTTTTGCCCCCATCTACACCACCATCAGGTAAATTATATCCCATTGGAAGCACACTGCTATATGCAGAACGATTTAAAAATGAAGCAAATAATGGTTTATATCGTGAGTCTAATAAATTATACCATGAAATTAATTGGTCAAATGTATTAGTAATATATCCAGTTGCTTCTTTTACAGAATCAAATTTATATTTAGTAGGATTATCTACTATATCTTGCATATATGCCAACCAACTATTTGTACCAAACAAACCATGTGCGGTATCAAACAAAAGTCCAAATCGCTCTTGTAAAATTTGTTGCAATCTAATTGGTGCTATGTCCTTTCCAGCGTCTGCATCCGCAAGTATCTGAGAGAAAACCTTCCATTCATTAAACACCTGTTCCATATTTTGTCTAAGAGCCAAAACATACGCTTGTGATGATTGAATGTCTTTCAAAGTCATCTCTTCCGCTGTCTCACTACTAATATTATTCCATTTGGAATTAAAAGTAGAAGGCATATAATTTTTACGGGCACCCGACAAAATATTAAGATAATCTTGATAACTATGTGCAGACGTTAAAGCTGTTTGAAGATATTTTTCTAACGCAATACGCTGTTTATTATTAGGATCTGCGCCCATTTGTGCTAAGATTAATTGCACTGCTGCATTTTCATTTAATTGTCCACCAGACGCAATTGAGATAGAACGGCCATTTAATTGTAAATAATTTGACAATGAAGATGTGCCATCTGCAAACACAGTACGGTTACTAGTGAATTGTCCACCTAAACTATTCACCAAAGGCATAAAGGCTCTATGTACACCAAACCAAGCATCGGCAGCTTGTAACTGTTGTTTCCATACTTTACCTTCAGAGGTTTCAATATATTTGGTTTGGTCTTCCTGTTGAGGTTGTGGGCCATTTTTTTCTATCCAATAACGATGCCATAATTCAGCGGATTGAGCAATACGTTCATTTTGAGTCAACAATTCATTATTAAACGCTCGCATATTGCCAATCATTAGAGCATCAGGGTCAGTTAAATTCAATTTATCTAAACCTAATTGTCTATAGCTTTCTCCCCAAGCTTCATTCGCTAATCTGGCAGCTTCTGTAATTTTATAGGTTTGATACACTTGATAACCAATATATCCAATAGCACTTGCGGCCATTACCCCCCAACCAATTGGATTAGTTAACAAGAACGATCCAATAGAACCTAATACACCAACTAAGGTGGTACCGCCTGTTGCGCCGCCTGCGGTAATTGTTTGAGCAGCGGTAGATACACCTGCACCAGCCCCTAATAAACCTGTGCTACTAAAAATACCACGTCCTACAGCCTGGCCGATTGAGGCCATTCGTCCTAATCCGGCAAATCGACTAAAAGCATATAATTGAGTTACATATTGTACAGCCTTGCTTAATGTTGATACATATTTGCTAATACCTACCAACCAGCTACCAAATAATATACCTCTAATCATAATAAAGGTACTCATAATGCTTTGTAAAATACTAGAAATTATGCCTAAGTGCATTTGTAGCTTTACAAATCCAACCAAACCATCTTTGGCCCATTGTGGCAACAAATTCCATATTCCTATAATATTTTTAAAAGCTCCAACAATTGAGTCAACCACTCGGACAAACACATCCAACATGTCTTTTAATGCGGTAGCAAAATCTGGCGATTGCATAAGTTGAATCATGCGCTGCAAGAAATCTCTAATTACTCCCTGCATCTGCTCAAACCCTTGCATTCCCGTCTCTGTAAAAGCAGAAGTCATTTGATACCATAATCCTTGTATAGTATTCTTTTTTTCACCTGCTAAATCAGAAGACAATCCCATTGAAGCATAATTCTTATCTACAACGTCTTTGAGTTTATCCACATGACTTATCAAAGCTAAAGCACCTGGAGCAGCTGTAATACGGAACATTTGTCCAACCAAAGTGGTAAAGTCTCCGTTACTCATTCGTTTGCTAGCTTCATTCAAATCTGAAAGAATATCAGCAAAATTGCGCAAATTTCCATATTCGTCTTTAGTTTTAATACCCATTGCCTCCCAAGCAGCAGATTGCTTCTTGGTGGGGTTCATCATGTTGTTAATCATCATACGCAAAGTGGTACCGGCATGTGATCCTTTGATACCAGCATCTCCAAGCACACCAAACGCTGCGGATGAAGTTTCAAAAGACAATCCGGCCTGATGAGCAATAGTACCTGCATATTTAAAGGATTCTGCCAATTCCATCAATGTAGTATTGGTTTTGGTAAACGTCATAGTTAAAACATCAGCTGCATTATTCATTCGATTGGCTGGAATTTCATAAGCAGTCATAATGTTGGTTACAACATCGGCAGTCTCACCTAAATCAGTATCACCAACCAAAGCAATATCGGCAATAGGACGAATAGAATGCTTGATTTGATCTACATTCATACCAGCCATTGCTAAAAATTTTCCTGCTTCAGCAACTTGTGGTGCAGTATATTTGGTTTCAACACCTACTTGACGCATCAAATTATTCATCTCGTTAAATCTGGCATCAAAACCAACACCATGATCGTGAGTTGCCAAAATATTGCGTGTGGTCTGCGCTATATTGTTATAATCTGAGGCATCTCTAAATACACTGGTTACTCCAGTAAACAATGAACTCAATCCATACGCAATACCCATTCCCTTAATCATCTCACCGGCTACATTAGCACCAGTATTTGCATACGTTGGACCTAACACTTGACGAGTCGAAGGGTATAAATAAGTGCTATGACCGGCACCACCACTTGTACGGGACGTTCTAGAACTTGTACCGGCAGGAACAGCGGCTGGATTAACTGTTCTGGAAGCTCCAGAAGCGGTAGCGGTTATGGTAATATTACTTTGAGATTTTACTTGCTGTATCTTACGGATTAAAGCATCAAGACTATTAATAGCGGTTTTAGTATTGGCTTTCGGATGAATATATCGTTTATTGATATTATCAATAGAAGCCTGTGTACTCTTTATTTTTTTCGCCAAATTAGTCAAATCTACTGCTGCACTCCTGGTGTTTAATGTAGAGGTTCCACCAATAGTTGTTGCGCCACGCCCAACCTGTATCCGGTTATTAGACATGGTGGTTTGTGCTTGTGCTTTTACTTGCGATAATAGATTTAACACACGTCTTAAACCTGCCTCTGCACGAGAAGTATCAAGCCTAATTTCCACTCGCCCCTTATTCAACGAAGCCAATGCAGAATTAACCCTGCCAATACCTTTAGTAATCGTATCAAAACGTTTGGAGAGTGCTTCCATTTGTGCGGTTGCCTCTTGAAACTTTCTGATAGACTCTAAAGCTGGGTCAGAATTAACATTTATTTGATAATTAACTACATAATTTTCTGCCATCCTTTTAAAAATTTATTTTTAAAGAATAGCCTTTTGATTAGTCTAAAGATTGAAAAAGCCCCTTATCCTTAACTGGATAAAGGGCTAAAAACGGAAAGAGAAGAAATTTTATGCAAGCATTCCCAAAGCATTAGCTTGCTGGGTAATTAACATTTTGCTATGCAGCCAATAAGCTTCTTCCGAGAGCATAGCAAAACTTTCATCATCTAATTCATCTAAATTTACGCCGGGAAAATAATGGCGAATCATTATTAAACGATGTCTAAAATATTGATCGTCTTTTACTTCCCAGCTTTTGATAAATTTACGACTTTACCCTGTCGCATTTCAATCAATTGGGCCAGATGAGGCATTAGGCCATACAGAAACAAAGATTCATCTTTAATAAGCTCTTTGTCTCCATCCAAAAAACAATCTTTAGCCAACTCACGCATGGCACCGGCCTGGTCTTTTTGAGAAAGCGACAAATATTTACTAAACGCCGGAAATGGCGGCTGCTTGAAATATCCAATATAATACGGCTTTTCCCCGGCTTCTACATCTCCAAGCACCATAATGGGGTAAATACGTTTCAACTTAGGGTCGTTTTGTTTCAATGTTGTAATCTTGTTTTCAATCTCACTCTGGACCTTCTCAGAAGAGAAATAATCTTCGTTCATATTTTCCATAACTTTAATATTAATGTTTTATCAAGAATAGCGTTTGATAGTAATTGAAGTTTTGTGTTGACTGTATTTTATATGTTAAATTGATAAGAAAAAAAGAGGTGGATATATTACCCACCTCTCAAAACACACCATATTAGAAGTTATAGCCACGAACTAGTACCTTCACCGGTAATAATATCAAAAGGATTCAATTGGAATTCTTTTGTGATATTGGTGTCATCTTGTTTACTTTCAAAACCATCTTCATTAAAAATACAGCCTTTTAAAGTGACGGTCTCGGCAGTCCAATCTTCCCCGGCATACGCATTGGTAAATGAGATAATCAAGTCAAATTCTCCCAAATCCATTAATGAACCTGCTAATGCTCGAAGTTGAGATACAGTATTGTAATCCATAACAATAGATGCTGTACAAGTTTTGTTTCCAAAACCGCGATTAATAGGATTACCACCAATACCATAATTGTTTTCTACTTTACGTGTCTTATTCCATTTGATTTCCGATACTCCCTGCATAATAGTAGAATCTTCCGACACATCTAATGCAGGAATGGAAATACGAATCATGGACCAACTATACGCGACATTATTAATTATAGCCATTTTTGTCGATTATTTGTTAGTTAATGCCAAACCTTCAACTACTTCAATACGCGCTGCTACACCTACAGGAACTAACGAGTATTTAATAATCAATGTGTCGTTTTTCAACACATTTTGATTCTTGTCAATTGTTACTGAGAATCCAGAAATTTCTTCATTATTCTGCATTGTGGTCAGAATATCAGAAACAATATTCTGGAACATGGTGATTTTTGCAGTAGACAAATATCCCGTACTAGGATCAACTTTTAATGGCGAGTTAACATAAGGCAACAAAGCGTTACGAACAGCACGTCTTGACTTATGAATAGTACGGTTACGAGCAATGGTACGATAATCACCATCCGAACAAGTTTGGTCTTTCGAGAAATACACTCCGCTTTCTAAACCGGAATATTTACACAAAAAGACATATCCTTTGTCATCCAAATCATCCAACTGGATTTTATTCAGTGAAGAATATTTTAATGAACTGGTCAGTTTAGCATCTGCAACAGTTGCGTCACCGAATCCCATTTCAATATCAGGGAAATAACCAATCAAATTAAATTTATTAACCCAAGCGATTGACTCTTGTACATTAGCATTCGCTAAACATCCTAAAGCCGCTCCGATATTGCCAACCGGTGTCACGTTAGGGTTAGCTACTTGCATAGCTGTAACATCTGCATCAAGTCCTTGGCCTAACAACACCGTCACAAAACGCGCACCAATTACACATGATGGAATTTTGCTTAATTCAACCTGCTTTTTAGGTGTATCGGCAGTTGCAATAATGGCTGGATTGGCACTTAATACAATAGAAAGTGGAGCATTTTCATCTGCCAATGATGCTGCTTTAGATTGTAATCCTGTAACCAAATCAATGCTGTATGTTTCTGCCATCTCATCGGTTTGCTTCCACAAAGACTGTTCGGTCCACACACCAAGCTGATTAATCATACCATGTGCTGCTCGCTGCATCTGGTCGATTGCACTCCAGTCTGTACTACAGTCAGCAAACATAATAAATAGTCTGCCACTATCACCTTGAATACCAAAGAAATGCTTGATATGATAATACGGAATACCAAACAACAAATCTACATTGCTATCAGCACTATATGGGGTAATACCCAAATCTTTTAAATCATCCATTGAGTTAATCTCAATAACTGTGCCTTGCAATTTATCTTTAGCTGCAAGTCCTGCGCCTTCATCAAAGAAACTTTCTTGTTTGGAAATATCAAACAGCAATCCGGTAACTTTTTCAGTTGAGGTTGTTGAGCTACTGCCAATATTGCCATCAGTATCGCTCATAAAAACACCACCTAATGCCATATTTTGTTATCGTTTATTGTTTATAATACGGATTTTGATAAAGAATAGCACCTGAGACCAAATTAGGTTGTGTGTGCTTAGGATATACACCGCCCTTTGTGTCAATATACAAACACGGATAATTCGGATAAGATGCTAATATCTTTTGTACATATTCGGGGATTTCCACAGATGCACTGGAATCAGCGTTAGCTTGATTAACCATTGTGTCTATTGGTTTTTCTATTGTCTGAGTTGGTTCTTCGACTGTTTGAGCCGGTTTTTGTGCTGCGGCCTCATCAATCTGTGTTGTTACTTCAGGTGTTGCCTGTTCTGCAACTTGAACAACTTCTTGTACCTGAGTTGTGTCAGGAGCTTCTGTATTTTTACGTCTTGCCATAACTTTTAAATTTAAAAAGGGGAATGGAGCACCGACTCCACTCCCCCGGACTATGTGATATTATTGTTTGATTAACCGCCTACGGTATTAGTATATGCTGTCCAGCATACAATTTCGGCAGGACGAACAATATTCACATCCATCTTCATACGCATCTGGAAGAAATACAATTCGCTATTTGCCTGTAAACGTTCAACTTTTACAACTTCTGTATCATTAGCGTAATCTACACCCATCCAAAGGTTAGAATTCATGCCGGTGGTAAATTCACCAAGAACGATTGTGTGCTCAGGAATACCAACAATAGGCACAATACGCTTGCCTTTAAAGCGATATTCATTGACCTTTGTATTATCCGAATACTTCACTTGTTTATCACTCAGATATTGGTCATACAAGTCCCAAATATCCCATCCACAGATAAAGACAAGACCTGCCTTTTTGCGAATCTGCTTCGGACACTTTTTCCACATAGCGTTGAAAGCGGCTTCTACGTTTTCGCCTGTAGATAACTCAGTGGTTCCTGCAATAACAACTTGTCCACCGGCCTTTTCTTCTGCACTGGCATCTGTAGCTGTATTTGCCAAAATACGCTTGATGACACCATCAAAATATTTCATCGGACCGCCAGCATTTTCACCACCAATTTCTGTACCGCCTGAAGGAGCTGTAATTTTAGCAGCAGATGTACCGCCTTTAGCTGAACACCAGATAGATTCACCGATATACTCATTCTTCTTATCCATCAGCAAACGCAACATAGTTGCCTGAATCTTCGGATCAAGCTCGCGGAACACCAAATTACCATCCGGCTGAGCGAATTTCCAATACTTTTCATAATCGCGCGGATTGAACTCCAGATATACCATAAACTCTTTGGGTTCCAGATAACGTTCTGTGAATGTGTACTGGTTCAAACCTCCAGCTGTTCCTGCACCGGCCCCCTGTGTAGATGTCGGAGTTGGAACATTATCTTGGATAATTTTACCCAACTGAACAGATGGAATAGTGTATTTGTGCTGAATGCCAGATTTAATATGAATCAAACCTTCTTGATAAGTATCATTTCCTTGGGCGGTATAGGTTAACAAATCTTCTAAAACCTCACCGGCATAAGTGTTTTGTGCAAAATTTACTGAACTTGCCATATCTTATTACTTGTTTTAGTCAAGTTTCTTAAACTGGAAGTCTTTGCCTACTGCGGCTTCAACTTTCTGAGCCAACTCTTTTTCAGCATCGGTCATACCGGTTGCTGCATTGTCGATGTTGGAAGGATCATTTGCGATTTGAGCAGAGATTTTATCACGTTTTGCAATTGAATTCAAAGTAGCTTGAACCATTTCAAAATTACCTTGCGCCATTTCTACCCATTTAGATTTTGCGCTTGCGTCAATTTTTCCATCAGAAATAGCATCATCAACAAATTGTTCAATAGCTGCATTGCGCTGCGCTTGCTCTGCATCTTTATAAACCTTCAATTCGTTCTTTACTGACGCTAATTCGTTTTGTACATTGGTCAATTGTGCATCCAGCCCTTCTTTTTGAATTTTCAAAGTATCATAAGAGTTTTGAATCTCTTTGACTTTCTTCTCAGCTTCAATCAAGGCATTGATACGAGTAATGACTGAATTAACTTCAGTACCCTTATCCATACCAAGCTGGGCACATACAGAACCAAATGCAAAATTCTGTTCTTCGTTCATAATTTTTTGTGAATTTGAATTTTCTATATGATTTTGATTAGGAATAGAACTGGAATTGTCAAGTGGTTTAAAATTGCCCAGTTCGGTATTGATAGAAGCCATTATTTTTTGTAACGCATTTGCTTCTACCACCCCTTCAATTTGATTTTTAACTTTATTGCAAATCTGCTTAGAAGTTTTTAACACACATTCCGGAGAGATAATGCCGGCCTCAACTGCGGATTTAGCATCAAAATAAGTACCATCACATCCTTCTGGCCCATCCATGATCTCGCGTACTTTGGCTTTTGACAATCCGAAACGTTTGTGATAAATAGTCTCAATTTGTTTTTGGAATGCGTTTATCGTTTGTTCATTGTCGGGATTTATCTCACCTTCTTCGCGAATAAATGGATTGTGAATCATCAAAATGGAATAATCGCGCATATAAGAACGGGTGCCGGCAGCCCATAATACTGAAGCCATTGAAGCGGCCAACCCTTCAATAATCGTTTCAACTTCGATAGGGCATTGCTGAATGATAGCGAAAGTTCCCATACCATACAGAACACTTCCACCTTCACTATTAATGCTGATAATAATCTTGGAAGGTTTGATATAATCCTGTACCCATAAAAACTCATCGTTAAAACAGCGTGTGCTTTCTTCATCAATACGACCATAAAAGCGCATGTAAACAGGTTTAGACTCTTGGACTTCACCCACTACATATTTCAATTCATCTGCTTTCATTATAACTTTTTTCACAAGAATAGATGTCTGCAAATGATATGGTTGCATTATTCGTCTTCTGTATCGTCTGTTTCTGGAGTTTCTGGTTGTTCTATCTCAACAGAAGGCTCAAACTTAGCCACCTCTTCAATTGTAGGAGTTTTATGGTCTCCATGATTATCTGTATCGTGTTCTGTAGCATCACTATGATTAGTAAACGGCGGCATAACCAAATATCTATCAACCCAATTACGATACTGAAATGCAGAACTGGTGCGGAACCATACTTCATAGTCTATCCAATAAGGCTGTAATCCGTTATCCAAAGATTCTGGCATATCAAAATAAGTAAGGTTGCATCGTTCGTTTAATGCCGGCTCTTTGTCTTTTGCGTCTTGAATAGCCGTGTTGATTTGATTAAAAACACGAAAACCATGTGTTTCCACATAATCGTCACTATTATTTAAATCATTCAATACAAACCGAATACGCATTGTGGCCCGTCCCTCACCAATTCTTTGCTGAGCCACTAAATAACGTACATTGACAAATCGAATAAAAGCTGCTGGAAAAGCAATGGCATATTCAGTGTTTTCTTTTGATCGAACAATACGTTCAAATTGGCCATTATCAATTTTTATTGTTTGAAATAATAAAGGTGATGTGTCATCTTCCGGGTTCACATGCAGAGACTCCAATACCCTTCTGACCGCGTAATAGATTTGCTCTAAAGGGTTGGCTTCCACCTCTTCTATTGTTACATTGTCATCATCTGGCAGCATAGGTAAGTCTTCGTACAAATCATTGCCAACAACTTGCTTAGACTGCTCTGAATGAACAAGCTTATTTTTTTTATCGACTATCATTTGGGAAATCCATCAAAAATACGAATACTAAGAGATGACAATCTATCTGCAATTACAGTAGAATACCCAATAAATTGTCTTTGTGGTATAAAAGCTGCTCCCTGAGTAGCACCTACTTTTGCACCACCTTCATTGTGTATGGCGGCATAACAGAAATTTCGTCCGTATTGACGTTTGCTAAATTTAAACATATCCGGGTCAGTAAAAATCTGTACACCGCGTTGTTTACCTGAACTAACTCTATCCCATACAATTGAATGCTTTAAAGTGCCGGTTTCCTCTAACAAAGGGTGTGTTTTGGGTTTACGCTTTTTCTTCACCGAAGCCTGTAAAAATTTGTGCGACCAGTAATACGATTCTTTTCTGGGCTGCCAGGCAAAAGTTCCGGCAGAATTAAAACGTCTCAGATAAAACGAATCTTTAAATACTTGTTTAGCCGCATTTCCAATCAGCGTCTCAAAATTGAATATGTTAACTTCAAATTTATTTGGCAATCTGAGCCATTGCTGAGCCAATTGTTTAGGAGTTATTTGCTTTCCAACCATTTGTCTTTGATATTTTGTGCTATCTTTTTAAGACGTTGTTTATATTTTTTTGGAATAACAAAGTAAGAATGGGCATCACTAAATATGCGCCCACCAGTAGCTACGCTTTCTTTAAATACCGGATTTACAAAATCTGGCATTTCGGTAACTTGTCCCATCACTTGTGTAACTTTATGTTGATGATTAATAACGTTCCCACTTTCTTCAACCAAAAAACATCTGCATCCATGTTCAATTGGGGGTATTAACCATGCTGGAAAAGAAGATTTGGGGTAGCTTGTGCCTTCTAAAGCCATGTGCCAAGGGCGTACCTTATTATCCCCTTGTGTCATATAAGTTAAAACACTGTTAGAAGCAAAATGAATCCATCCAGCAGCAATTCCCATTGCATATTCAATGTCTTTATTCTCAATATTGGCATAAATGTCATTGTATCTGTCAAAAACATCAATACAATCTGCCATATCATTTTCATCCTCAATATCAAAATCATCTGGCAGTGCCTGGCTCATTTGGAATTCTTCAGCTACAGCAAAATCTACCAGATTATCTAATGCGGCCAACAATATTGTACGTTGATCATTCTCCAATTGGGTTAAGCTTTCATTATGATTACGCAATAATTCCAATGCTTTTTCAAAGTCTATATTAAATCCTTTGATTGCATGATTGAAAGCAAATTCTGCACGCAAACTCATCATTTCTTCTAATAAATCCCATCGGTCTTCTAAATTTCCATAATCACGTAAGAATTTTTTAAATATCTTGTAGATAGCTAAATACTCGGCTTTATCTTCATCTTCTTTTATGGAATCTGATGTAGCTTGAACGGAAGAAGAACCGCTATCTTTTATTCTTCTTCCGTCAGAAAATTTACCTTATTCGTCACGCGGCGTTCTCCACGTCCATGACCATATCGTTTGTAATATTCTTCATCCGACATAATACCACGATCATTAGAACTGCCCCCAACCATGCCACTGGTACCACCAACTATGCCTGAAGTAGCATTGAACTGTTTGCCAACTATAATACCAAACTCTTTTTCTATCTCATCAGCAGATACTTCATATTTATCTGTAATAAATGAATATAGATTGATTTTATCTTTATTGCTCATCTCTACACGATTGGCATATTTAAATTCTAATCCGGGTTTGATATATCCCATAGCAACCAACCTCGGTAATACCTCTTCATTCATTACATTTTCAATGTATTCTCGATATACTTCTATACGTTCTCGAAAAATGTCTTGATGAGCATTGGTGGAACCAACATAAGACTGGGTTTCACCAGCCATAGATTCGCTACCTACAATCAAATTAGACACTTCTTTGTTTACAAAATCTATTAAACTACTGTAGATATGCTCAGAATTTGACATGGTAAACGTTTTTATATCCACATCATCATTCAAGCCGGTAACAATGATTTTGTTTTGAGCCGCATTAGCTATGTTTTGCGCTAATCGCTGTCTATCTTGTATAGATTCTGACTCTGTTTTTCCATGAATAATGGGTTGTCCGTATGTATGGCTAAAATTCACATAATTAGCTAACGTAAATTTTTTGGCTAAAATCAAAGGGGTTGTAGCTGAAAATAATCCAAGTGTCCCAGTATTTATCAATATATAATTAGTTGTATATTGAGCAGCATCAATATCCCATCCGGGCATCCATTGGCCTTGGTGTTGCACGACACGTCTTTGGTTGGGCAACACATTACGCCGCTCAATGATATTTACTTCTGCCAATTTACCCGTCAAAGGATTTATTTCTGGCATAATTTCCAATAAAGTATATCCATACCACTTAGACTCTACAATACCCTTAATAATTTTAGTAAATTGAGAACCTAATATTTTCTTTGTTTCTTCAACATCTTTAATGTATTTGCCACGTTCATTTTGTTTGGCTAACATATATCGTTCTCCAATAATCTGAGATTCTACGGTTTCCAATACTGCACTTAAATGCGCGTCTTGTTGCACACATGCGTCATATAAATCCATCAAAGCTCCACGATCATCTAGCACAACACCTCTCGATACCTGTGATTGTACAGATTTATATCGACAATGACGATCAATCTCCCTCACATATTCTTGTATTGTTTTTTTGCTTGTTCTGAATATGCTTTCTAATGGAGTGCCATGAAATGTAACATTTGAGTTTATTATATCCATCTTCTAAAGTTTTTGAAAGAATAGATTGCCCGTGAATACTTGGTTTCTCAAATGCCCATATCTATATATTCTACCTGCTTTTAAATAAAATATATTGTATTGTATAATATACTGTATTATAGTGATATAGCTATAAAATATATGTTAAACTTATGTATTTGTTATGTCATTATAGGTAATTGTTATATATTTGTAGCGATATTTTTTAAGTTAAACTATAATTTGTTTTAAACATGAGTAAAGATTTTAAGTATTTTCGTATCAAAATGTCCTATCAAGGAACAGATGCAACAGGAGCCATAGTGCCTATCAAAACTGAAGACATAGTAATGGCTGTTTGTTACTCAGATGCTGAAGCGATTGCGTATAAATTAGCTGAAGGTAAAAACGAGTATGGTGAAGTCGATATTGAAATCGTAAAAACCAAAATCTCAGAAATTGCTTATAACGACACATTCGCAACTGACACAGAATTAATCGGAGGATTAATTAGTTACTATTTTGAAGAATCAGAAGACACTGAAGTTGGACTATATCAAGTTTCTTTGGTTTACTTCAATTTGGATGAAAAAACGGGCAAAATCAAAAATGAAAAAAGTACGATTTATGTGCCGGCATATTCATCTTCTGAAGCAATAGAAAATGTACGAGATTATCTTAAACAGGTTGGTGAAACACGGGAATATACAATTCGCAATGTCAAATACGACAAAGCTCAATCTGTAATGGTAACTCCAGAAACTCACAAAAACAATACCCAAATTTAATATGATTCCGGCAAAAGGGACTGGAAGCATCATAAATGTTCAATGTACAGAAATAGCTCTTCCGGAATTCCCAGAACTCCTATTTGGAACTCATGTTGATAATAGCAGATTTTTTGATGCTACTCACTATCTTTCAATAAAAGACCCAAATCACAAATTGAGTGTCGAAGACTTTTTCAAAAAATTTGATTTTCAAATTAATGCAATTGCAAAAACTTACCAAATCTCAGAAAAAGAATTGGCCATTATCAATACTGTGGGGCACCAATTGATTAACGGATGTTTATGTTATCCGTTCCTATCTTATGTTGATCCGCAATTCTGCGTTTATATCAATGAAATCATAGACGAATTATTTACTGTCGGCATTGTCGTATCAGACACCCATTTATTGACTCTTGTCAAAAAGAGGTTAACGCCAGAATTGTTAAAACAAATCTGGAATGACGGAGAAGAAATGGCGTAAGGCTCAACCTGTACTAATCTTTAATCGAAGGAAATTATTATCGTTAATTGCGTCTTCAGTTAATGAAGCTGCTAAATTCAGTGGGTTACGCCCAGGAAATATATCAAAAGCTTGTACTGGAGCACTCATTTCTAACGGTATGTATTATTTCCGATATATAGATAACAGTGTTGAAGTGGATTTGTCTGATATTGGATCTCTCAAACTTGAAGAATATGATAAATTATGTGGCGTGCAGCGTACGGTGTACGCTACAATGGCTATGAATAGAAAAAATTGGACCTATAAAAATAAAAAATATGAAAATCAAAATTTTTAGCACATCAAAACATCAACTTCCTGCTTATGCCACTGCTCAATCAGCAGGATTAGATTTACGAGCAAACATCGAATCTACTGTTATATTAAATCCGGGCCAACGAATATTAATCCCAACAGGATTGCATATTCAATTACCTGAAGGATATGAAGCAAGAATACAACCGCGTAGTGGACTGGCTCTTAAAAAAGGCATTACTTGTTTAAATACTCCTGGATGTGTAGATGCCGATTATCGTGGAGATATAGGAGTAATATTAATTAATCATGGGACAGAGCCTTTTAAAATTGAAGACGGAGACCGTATTGCTCAAATGATTATTTCTAAGTATGAACAAGCTGAATGGGAACCTGTGTTGTCCTTGAATGATTTGGAACACACTGAAAGAGGTGAACAAGGATTTGGGCATACTGAAATAAAATAAAATCTCTTCATAACAAAAGAGGGTGAGCCACTACTATTGACTCACCCTTTAAAAATTTATATCAAATGGAAAATTTTTCAACTCAAAATAAAGATGTTTTGATAAATAGAATTAAATACTACAATCAAACATATAGAATTGGACACCCGGAGATTTCTGATGCAGAATACGATCAATTGGTTGATCAATTAAAACGCATTGATCCAAACAATGAATGGTTCCAGCACATTGAACCTGCCATCATACCTAATAATCGAAAACGAACCTTACCTGTTCCCATGAAATCACTTAATAAAGTGAAAAGCATGTCAGAATTAAAAAAATGGCATCAATCTTTAGGATTAACCCAAACTACAGGGTTGGTATGTATGCCTAAATTCGATGGCTTATCGTTGCTATGTAATGAAATAACCGGAGAGGCATTCTCACGAGGTGGCGCGGAAAACGAAGGTCAAGATTGTACAGCACATTACCAAGATATGCCACATATAAAACACAAAAATGGTTTTCAATACACGTATGGAGAATTTGTGATTAGTAGAGCCAATTGGCATCAATACTTTCAAGGTAAAAATTCAGAATTAACCGGAGAACCATTCAAATCACCTAGAAATACAGCAGCTGGACTGCTAAACCGTGATAATCCATGCCGATACTTGCAATACGCTACTTTTTTTCGTTATGGTATAAACGCACCCTTATTGAAAAATTATACTACATTTTACACATTGATTGAAGACATTTGTACAATTTTCAATCAAGAACATCTTTATGGTTTTTATCATTTAGATGAGTTGACAGAAGATGTATTAGCTAATTTGTTTAAGGAGTGGAGCGCATTATATCCGATAGACGGAATTGTTGTTTATTTAAATGACTTATATTTGTGGGAAGCAATTGGTCGTCACCAAACAACTGGAAACCCATTATATGCGATTGCGTATAAACATCCGGATTTTACAGAGACTTTTGAAACAACCGTTAAAGATATTACATGGAAAGCAAGTAAATCTGGTGCCTTAAAGCCTGTAGTAAATATTGAAATGGTCAATACTGGAGACTGCAATATGGAAAATCCAACAGGATATAATGCCGGATGGATTAATGACCACGAAATCGCTAAAGGAGCAAAAATTTTAGTTACACGTTCCGGAGGGGTAATACCTAAAATCCTCTCTGTAATAGAACCTGCAAATGAAACTGAGCAAAACGATCTATGGGACGATCTAGCTGAATGCCCACATTGCCAATCTCCTACACGATGGAACGAAAATGGTATAGAATTATGTTGTACCAATCCTCTGTGCGATGGAAGGTTATTGGCAAAAGCCGTGTTCTTTTATACTACTTGCGGAGCTGAAAATATAGGTGAAGAAACATTGGCCAAAATATTTAAAGCCGGATATACCACAATTCCACAAATGCTCAATGTAACTTATGGCCAATTAATCCATATTGATGGCTTTGGAGACGGTATTGCTAATATTATTTTGGATAACAATCAACGAATCATGCAAGGTGTGGATGCCGCTACACTCATGCAAGCCAGTGATTGCTTTACAGGTGTGGGCAAAATTAAAGCTCAAAAATGGCTGGATGAAATAGGGCAGGAAAATATAGATTTGTTTTATAAACAACAATACATATTAGCTTCTCCGGATTCAGAACAATTCAAACAATTAAATAAGACCCAACAAGCTTTTGCCATAGGATTGCCATTATTTTATCAATTCGTAGATGATACACAAATCCCAATACTGCTTCCACAACCAGCACAAGATAATCAAAATGGGGTATGCGCAAACATGTCTGTTTGTATGTCTGGATTTAGAGATGCAAAAATAGAGCAATATATTAAATCAGAAGGTGGCACAATCGTTAGTGGTGTCTCTAAAAAGACCACACATCTAATCGTCAAAGACAAAGCTGCCACATCTTCAAAAATAAATAAAGCTTTGGAATTGGGGGTTCAAATTATAGATATAGATGAGTTTAGCCAAAAATATGGATTTTGTATATAATTGGTTTACAGTGATATATATAAAATAATTATATCTAATTGACAATAATCGTATATATATTTTGATAATTAAATAATTTCATATACCTTTGCTGTACATATTTAAAATGATATAGTAATGGCAAAGAAAAATCAATTAACAAAAAGCGATTATCTACCGATGGATGAGCTTAAAAAATTACTCAACAAACTCCATCAAAATAAAAAATACATCTGGGAGCTTTATGTGCGCGTATCGTTTTGTACAGCACTCAGAGCCTCAGATGTATTGTCATTAACATGGGCCGACATCTTAAATAGAAGTTATTTGGTAAAAACCGAAAAGAAAACTGGGAAAACCAGAAAAATACCGTTTAATGATAGAGTGCAACGGTATATTGAAGAACTGTACCTTCTACTCAAACGGCCTAATCCTAATGAGTTAATTTTCAGAAGTAAAGTAACAGGCCAGCCATTTACCATTCAATATGTAAACCAAACAATAAAAAAATGGAAAGAGTCATATCAGATTAAAATAGACAATTTCTCAACACACACATTCCGGAAAACATTTGGTAGGTATGTTTATGACAACCACAAAGATAAAGGTGCGGCATTGATATTACTGAACCAAATATTCAAACACTCATCTTTGGAAATCACAAAAGTTTATTTGGGTATCAGAGAAGATGAGGTTAACAATATCTTCGATTCTATTTCTATCTAAAAATTTTTAAGTCTTCAAATTAAATTGAAGGCTCACCATCTCAGTTGATTGCACTTACAGTGCCCTTATCTGTTTATTATTTCATGCGGATTACCCCGCACAAAACTGATTTTTACATGAACCAAAAACAAGATGAAGGACTGTACAATGTGCATCCTGCTCCATTTACATGTAGTCTCTGTGGAAAAACAGACGATCTTTCAAATTATGACCCATCTGAGTATCTGTTACTCATGCACAAGCATCATGTATGTTTTCATTGCGCTTTCTGGATGGATAAAATTCAAAATCCTCCAGTTAATCGGGAAATTATAAATGGGCACCATTATATTATTCACCCATTCGCAAAACGACCTCACAATGTGATTTTAGGATTCGGGGGGCATGAATTTTATATACGGAGATTTGATGGCACATTGATTAAATCCAACAACGTATGGCATCAGGGGAAAATCCCGGAACACTTTCGTAAAGACTTACCCGACACTGCCGACTTCCTAACTTTAATGGATTTCCAGAAATTAAAAAACGACCCATACAAATGTATGGCCAAAGGTTGCTGGGATCGTTATCACTGTTTACGTTATGACCAATCTTGTGAAAAGGACGGGCCATTCAATATTATTCCCGATTCACATATCCCAGGAAATGAACATTGTCCTTCTTTTGTTAAACCATACAACGCCATAGAACCATGATATATGTAATAAGTATTTTGTCATTAGCTCAAATTATTTTCATCTCAATTTTAATGTATCAACAACGTGTCCAGAGAAAACGCCTTCAGTTGATACTGCAATACCAACAGTTGTTATTGATTCATTCTCAATTCGGAAATGATGCGCACGAAATGTTGTTATGGAAAGACAGGTACGACATCATCAAATGGCAGAAAGAATTAATATTAATGGAAAACTATGAAATGGCCAATGAAACGAAAAAGGCTACAGAGCGAATCGCAAATATGATTAATTATTATCGTGATAATTTACAAGCACATGAAAACAACTAAAGACATATTAAACCAACAGTGGGAACAGTTTGATGCCCAGTCATTCTTGAAAAACGACCCACTGCAAGTGGTCAAGTCTATGATAGAGAAGAAACCAAACTCTATCGGAGATATAGAGATTTGCGCTATATTGACTGCAACTATTGCCTGGGGACAACGCGAACAAATCATCAAAACAGCCAACTCAATAATGAATTACTGTAATTGGCAACCTTTAGAATTTATAAAATACGGAGATTTTTATGATATTCCGGACGAACAAAATATATATCGCACATTAAAAGGTAAAGCCTTTAAAGAAATGTGTCATAAAATGAGATTGTTCTATAATAGATACGATTCTATACAAAACGCAATCATTCAGAAAAAAGCAAGCGTTGGTGATTTAATAGACTTATTGTCAAATTGGGGAGAGTCTGCAAGATTAGGTAGCCCATCACGTAATTCAGCTTGCAAACGTATTAACATGCTGCTTCGATGGATGGTCCGAAAAGATGATATAGATTTAGGATTATGGCAAACCAACCTGATTACTCCGGCAACTTTATATGCAATTTTAGATACACATGTTGCTCAACAGGCTACACGGATGGGGTTGATTTCTTATCCGAAAGAAAGCTGGAAGGCTGTACTTGAACTGACTGACGTTTATCGCTCATGGGACTCTAAAGACCCGATAAAATATGATTTTGTATTAATGACTAATAATTTGCAAAGATGACTATAGTATTATTTATATTTTTAATCTTGATCATTGGATTCGTAATTTTTTTAGGCGTAATTATTCAATATCAGGCATGTCAACAATGCCCTTTTCACGATAAATGCGAACAATTAATGAACGAGGGCAAACCGAACTTGTGTGAACAAAATAATATGGACCAAAATATATGGAACAATCAAACAAGCTGCCTGTAGGATTAGAATATATTGACGGCCAACTTTATTTATATAGATGTCCCAAATGTGGTCGAGAAAACTATATTTTGAATGTTTTACTTGGAATATGTACCTGGTGTGGATATAATGCCAACTTGGACTATCCTAAAACTCTAAATGACAACCAAAATGAACAAGATAACAGATAAACAACGTGTCTCTGTACAAGAGATGAAAGAATATTATGCTCAGAATTATCCGTTTGAACCGAACAATCGGCGCGTAGGACGATTGGCCAAACAACTGGGCTTTAAACTGGTCAAGCAAATGATTAATCGCAAATATGAATATTTTTATATTAAAGCAAATCAAGATTAATGAACATGTTTAAATAAATAATATGAAGCATAGTCTTGCAGATTTTAAAGGCAGATACCATTCTATGCCGTCCACTATCATGGATTTATTAACTGGCGATGCGTTTCTTATATTTTCCAGAATATATGCTCATAGTAAAAAAACAATATGTGAAGATGAAATTCAAATCTCAGCAAAAACATTAAGTAAACTTACAAGACGAAGCGAAAGAAAAGTCGCCCAAAGCATCAAAGAACTGGAAGATATTGGATTCATTTTTGTCAAAGGAAGTGAACGTGGAAAACGAACATATATCATCAATTGGGATGAAATTTACAAACTCAATCAATTTACATCTGGAATTTCGTATGAGGGAATTGCCAAACTAAATGAAATATGTCATTCAGATAATGGTATCACTCCATTTTCTCAAATACCTAAAAATATATTAGATGAAATATCAGCAGATTTTAAATACGATTCCAAATCTGCTGCAAATCCTGCATTAAATACCGAAAATGCAGCAGATTTGGAAACATCCGACAATCAATCTGCTAACATTTCTGCATTAAATACCAAAATGTCAGCAGATGGTCAAGCAAGAATAGTTCAATCTGCTGCAAATCCTGCATTAAAGGACGAAATTGCAGCAGATGAAAATAAAACTGCTGACATTTCTGCATTAAACACCGAATTTGCAGCAGTTTCTCCGGTTACAATGCAAAAATTGCAGCAGATTTATGGTCTAGATACAGCAATTGCAGCAGATTCATCGCATATTATCCTGGAACAGGATGGAGAAATTCATCTTTATGTCAAATTATCTGGTGCAGAACAAATAATCGCGCGAAAAATAGGGATAAATAGTGTAAAACTCGTTTTTTCATCTGCTGCAAATCCTGCATTAAATACCGAAATGTCAGCAGATGAAAAAAAATCTGCTGCAATTTCTGCATTAAAGGACGAAAATCTGCTGACATTTGGTACATCAGTAAATATATATAATAAATATAATAATAAAAATATATATAAAGGGGAAGAAATAAAACAAGATTTGGATTTAAGCTTGGACAATGACCCAAAAGAAAGCTCTCAGCTTCCTTCAAAAAACGATTGGGTTCGGGCTTGGTTTGATTCGCGTGATTTTTCTCTTCCAGTTCTTTCATCATCCGATTTTGAACAAATTATTTCCCAGCCTAAATTTCGAGATGGAGATGAAGATGAAATAATCCGGTATGTTTGGGACAGTATCAATTTTTCAGAAATGGAAGAAATGGATGATTATCGTTTCCCAGCGATGGAATTAAAACGTATCATTGAAAATGCTTGGGTCGAACAAAAAGAAATCAAGGGAGATGGTATGACCCTTTCAGAACAGGATGCTAAAAATATCTTCGGGTTCGATTTGGAAGAACAGGACGGAGAACTTTTCTGCATCATAACCCCCAGTAAGCTCCGTGATATTTCTTGCACTACAAAAGAAAGCTCAGTTCACACAAGGGTTAGAAACGAACAAGATAGAAAAAGCCGAATATCGTTTATTGACTCAATTCAAAAAATTGCAGATATTGATATTGAAAAATTATCGGCGGCAGAATATGCAACCTTGTTAATGGTAGATTATGTCAAAGAACGGGCCGAAAACGGACAAGCACGTCCGGATGAAATAACGAAAACGCAATATCGGGAATTATTAAAAGATTGGGCACAAACAGCAAACGTGCCTGAGAACGATCTAAAATTACTCTGGAAAGAAATTCCGCAAAAAGGACGTGTGCGTTTGAGTTATATGCAATTGCTTCCAGATAAAATTTTTAAATACAACCATGAACATGATGATTGTATGGATGTAGAAGAACTTTATAACAAAAAGATGGCTGAAGAGGGTTGACTCCCAGCCATCTTTCTTTTTATTGTTCGGCTCTAGCTAAAAAATCGCGCCTGATTTCCATTTCTGCTGCCAGTATTGCCACAGCGTCTTCTTCTCTTCTAAAATAATTGCCGGCTAAATATCTTTTGTTGCTTGTAGCTTTGTTCTTTTCAATATCTGATGTGACCTGCATTTTATCTGTGATGTACCAGTATCGTTCATTGAGGTCAACACGCATATTTACCGGCTCAATGCGTTTCAAATAATGGTTCCATGATTTTCCAGCCTTATTTAATTCTGTTTCTAAAGCTTTTCTTGGATAATCGGTGGGTTTGAAAGATGTAAAGGAGAAATCGTTGACGTTGCCTAAATATTCGTGCATATTGAATTTAACAGTTTCGCCTTTGTAACAATAGCAATACATGATAATTTCTCCAGTCTTTTGAATTTGACGGACTACACCATACCCATCTTTGCCTGTTTGATGGTCTTGAAAACAAACTAAACTGCCAGATCCAGGAATAAATTTATCGGTTATAACGAAAAATGGGTTGCCAAATTCTTTGCCCATTTCATCAAGAACGTGATTTATGCGTTTTAAGGCATTTTCGTCAGCGTGGGTAATATCTTGTATAGGAATTGTAATTGAATTGAAATTAGGGCCATTTCTGTCGATTCTGAGGCATATTTTTACATCTTCTATATTCGAGTCTTGAACTAATCCAATACACTCGCCCCATTTTACCACATCTCCAGCCCCATACCCAGATTCTAACCAATTGGCAAATGCAGCATAATCTAACGCATGGTCTGTTGTGGAATAACTGGAAGGAACATGCAACTTGATTCCATATTTGTTTTTACAATACAAGCTAATTCCTTCAAAGTCGATTTCAGATTTATATTTCCTCTTTCTGAGAAAATGGTCAATTTGCTTTTTCGTTTTCATATTCAGATGAAATAATCAATTGTTTCTGCAAAAATACAATGATTTTCTAATAAACATCAATATGCGATAAAAATTTTGTTTATTCTACAGAAAATGAGACTTGTAAATTTAGCTCCGGAAAAAATTAGAAATTTGAGATATTGAAAATTGTATATGAGGTCATTTTGTATATATTAGTTTTGGCAAACAATAATTAGTAGCTGTTATAAATTGAGATACACTATTTAAAGCGTTGATAAACCATATATTAAGATACACTTCCAGTAAATTGGATATAATAATAATATTAGAAAGATGGTTTGGCATTTGTATAATGTATTGAAATTAGAAATTTCTGGAAGAGGTGTTATTTTTGTTTGTATTGTGATTTGAAAAAACGAGATTGAAAAAAATGGCCGGACTATATATACGGTATGCGTCCCCGATGGGACTGGCTCTCCCTTATTTTTTTTCATTTTTAGATGCCAACACACTGAAAATCAATGATTTATATAGTTTCACTTTGTGCAAAAGTGAAACAAACGGCAAAAGTATTTGTTTTGTGTGTGTTTTTGGTTTTTATTCTTTGTTGTAATTATTACAAATTTATGCTTTTTGTGTGTGTTTGTTGCCGCATCCAGGGGCACGCGCGTGCGTGTGTGCGTGCGTATGTGTGCCGGTACATTTGCCGCAAATAAGTACCACGCACGCGCACACATACGTATATGGCTTGTAAATCATTGATTTTCAACTACTTATATTTATTCATAAAAATATTCAATTATAAATAACTGAAAATCAATACTTTATAAAAAGTTTTATGTCTGTATGCAAATTTGTTGCTAAAATGTTTGTGTATATCAAATATTTGTCATACCTTTGCAATGTCAAGTTAAGAAAACGGCTACTTGACAAAGTGTTAACTTTCCGTTTTGGTTAAGTCTGTAAACCTACTAAAAGCGAAAACCGCAAACAGACAAAAAAGTGATTAATAACATATTGTTTCACCTGTAAAAACGAAAGTACAAAACAGACAGGAAATTTTAACATTTAGCTAAAGGAGTGCGAAAGCGAAAGCAAAAGCGCACGCCCAAACGAAACCGATAGGTTTACGTACTGGGGAAAGAATACCCATAACTGTAATGGTCAGTTATTAAAGATTGTCATGCAAACCGTCGCTGGCACTATGGGGGAGCTATATACATAAGTCTGCCACAAAAGCGTGCTATTAGTGCGTAGCTCCAGGCAGCAAAAGGGAAAAGCGTGGACTTTGTGCCATAAGTGTGCCCAGTTGCCACTTGCATACCGAAAAACGGATGCCCACGCAAAGGTGTGAAAATCTGCCCCTAATGCGAACTGAGAAAAATGGTCTGCCCTTAGTGTGTCCATATAATCACCAACGCAACGCAACCCTAACAGTATAAAAGTGTATGCCCAGAGTGTGCTTTAACGGTAACGATGGAAATTACCTACCACATAAGCGCAAAACTTATGTAAAGTATTGCAATTCAATCGGTTTGGTTGCAGTTGGTGAGCACTCATACACAAGGCGCACGGTACCGTTGCGCTACTGAGTGACGGACAAATTGTATGCCTGGAGCATGTCATAAGGTGAAATAGTGGCGTGTTCCAGTTTTGGGCTTTGACACAGATTGGCTGCTGCGTATAAACGTGGTGGCTTTTGGTGTGTCCCTACTTTGGTGGGTCGAGGTTCAATTCCTCGACTGCCCACAATGGCGATATTGCCAGAAAACTCCAAAAAATAGTAAATCATGGGAGCAATTACAAGATTAAACAGCGTGCAATTTGAAGCAATGAATGTGAATGAAATGGTTGGTGTAACACTGGTGTATAAAAGCGTAAATCGTGATGGAGAAACGCATTTTAGCGGATTGAATTTTGCCGGTGATGAGTACACGCCAAAGGATAAAACACAAGACGAAATTTTCCGTGTGTGGAAAAATGTGGTGGCAACATTCTGGACCGTGAAAGCAATAGAGGCTGGTCTGCGTGTGGATAATGGTGGAATAGCGTCTAAATTGCGTGCCGGAACACCTGCTGAAATCATAGTGCGTACAAGTGATGGAAAAACGTCTAAAAGATGGGACGTTGAAAATAGCGTGTGGTCTCGAATTGGTTTGATACCGACAAAAAAAGACCTGGAGTGTGCCGGACGTGATTTTAAGAAGAAAATACATGTTGCTACAAAAGCATCTTTTGACGCATTAAAGTTCCGTTTGAATTTTGAAGAAGTAGCTGCTAAAGCTGCAAATTATTACGAAATATTGGGCGTAAATCGTGACGCAAGCACTGAAGAGATTAAGAAAGCGTACAAAGAAGCTGCTAAAGCTGCGCATCCTGATAATGGTGGGGATAATGTGAAAATGCAGATGGTTAATGAAGCGTGGGATATTCTGGGCAATGCACAAAAACGTGCTGAGTATGATGCTAAGATGGCTGCGTAAAATATACAGGTTATATAATTGGGAGAGCGTGCTAAAATATTTAGTGCGCTCTTTTTATATCATAAGCTATGAAACAAGTGCAATTAAAAGATGTGCGTAAAGGAGATTTCTTTCGCTTTACACCAACCGGAAATTTGTTTGTGCGCGGATATTATGAGCGTAGCATAAAAAAGTATGAGTATTATGCGTATGATGACATAAACCATGAAGGATTTGCCAAAGGTACAAGAAAAGTGTTGGTGGATTGATTGAGATGCTTTTGGAATATGGTGTGCCATAGAGAGTTCGATTTTCTCAGCATCACTTTGAAGGCACGTATTAAATCAGTGCGTGCCATTTTTGTATCTAATCGGGAACAATAAAAAATATTAAAAGTATGAAAAGAGCAAGGATTTCAAGAACGAGCGTGAAAATTGTGTCTATTTCTAATATGAGTATGACATTCTTTGTGCCTAAATCGCAAAATGTATCTGTGAGACGCAAAACTGTGTATGACCTTTTTAAGAATTGATAATATGAAGCGTAAACGTATTGCTAAGCGTGTAGAAAAGATATTGTCATGCAATGGTATGAAAATTATCAAGTATATACAATTTATGCTGATTATGGTATGCTTATTCAGTTGTAAGGGCATGGAATATTCTGCAAGTTGGTGCAAATATTGTGAAAAATACAATGTAAGCATAGATAATCCTACGGAAGAGCAAGAAAATTATTATTTGGATTGCTATGTGGGGAGTGTAGAAGAAGAAAGTGATTTAAACGAAAAATGATAGCCTTATGAGAAATTTTGAATTGGGATTTGTCCTAAGAAGTGCTGGAAGTGATTGCAGTAATAATGGCCCAACTTCTAAATATGATTTTCTGTATGTGTTTAGAGAAAGCGTGCCCAAAGAACAAATCCGCGAATGGTTAAAAGAAAAATCTGCTAAAAATACAGGCGATAGATTTGACGCATTGGAAGACAAATGCGTGTATCTCAAAAAATCCAATAATTATGTATGGGCAGAAATGGTGTTTAAACGCCCTGATAATGAAGGCCATTATTGTGCCGGTGGAAATTATATTTGTTCTAGTGACGCTTCATTTATTGATATGGTGGGACACTCGTACCCTATCAGTGTACATGATAGATTTGAAACATGGCCTGAATATAATGCACTAAGTATATGAAACGTAATGATATAGCCAGTTTTTTCTACTATATGTGGAATACCTGGAATAAACAAGAATGCCAAATTGTGTTTGCACAGTCTAATTGTGGATGGCAACATATTTGGAATAAGTGGTGCTCATATTGTCATAACCATATACAATACGGTGCTACTGAAGAGTTCTTTGCGAATCTGAGCGATGTTAATCAGGATTTGTTGGTTAAGCGTGCTTTAGAATTGTACGATAGAAAACGAAAAATCAATGAAACAGATTTGTAAAATAGTGTTGGGTATAGTATTGGTTGTAATGATAATACGTGCCTGTCAAATGGAATATGTGTGTGATGTCGTAGATTCTATACCACATGATATTAAAGAACGTATTTTAAATGACCATCCTGAATGTGTGGATATTGATGTTCTGGCAGATTTTTGGGTTAACAAAGGTGATTCCATTGTGGCTGAAATAGTTGCAGAGCAAGAATATGAAAAAGAGTTAAGAGAATATTTACAACAACACCCTGAAGAATGGGATAATAATTAATATTATGGAACAACTAATAATTGACAAAATGCGATTTGAACTGTTTGACACACGATTGTGTAAACAGGATTTTGAGAAATATGATGTGGCTCAATTGCAGGATACTGATGAGCCGTTTTTATGGATGGTGCGTGAACATGGCACGTCCCTTGCTCTTATTGGACCTACACAAATGGATAAAATGTTTCATTCAGAATCATGGCGTATTGCATTGATGAAAAATCCATTAGATGCTATTGCCAATATTTTGTATTGGAACGATGAAACTGCAAAATACTTTTATTGGTCTGGATATGAATTATGTAGAATTGAGAAAAATGAATTGGGTATCATATACCAAAGAATTTGGTCCGGCAGAATTAAAAAATTACAAGAAGAATATCCTGAAGAATATGCGGCTATCAATATGCCTTTAGAATTGGTAATGTCGCTGGAAACGGAAAAGCAAGTGTGCGAAGCCAAAATATTTGCCCAATCTTTAAATGATGATAGTTTATCAAATTGCTTGAAGCGTTTGTCTAACTGGACAAGACAGGCCGTTAACCATAAGGTTGAAATATATTTGGATTTTGCTTTGCATAGTTTTGGGTTTTGTGAAAAAATCAATGACAAACCTAATATCAATGGAGGCATTATTTTTAGCCCCCACGCTTCCCAAAATCGGTGGAGCATTCACACTTAAAGATAATTTGGTTATGAAACGTTTTTCTGTAAAAGAGTTGCGACAGTGGATTATGGAAACGGCAACTGAAGCAATACAAGACGATTCGTTTAAAACAGGGACGGTATTTTATAAAACTTTGCCTGGTGGGGTATCTGCCGTGATTTCATGGAGCGAATACGGTGATTATGAGTATGAAAAAGACAATCCTTTCCAACGATTTAATAAAGTGGACATGTGTTGTGGACAGCCCACTGAATTCGCTTACAATCTTGAAATTGCATTGAGAATTACAGAACCTATTAGCTCATGGGGCAATCTCCCATCAGATTGGCTATTATGGGACACATATATGCCTTGGGCAAAATCTGAAGGGTTGGAAGGTGCATTTTCTTTTTCACAAGCTGATATTGATGATAGCATGAAATCAATGGCTGAGATAATTTCCAAACGAAGAACTACATATTGTAAAAGGAATAAATATTATGGCTAAAAAGTTTGATAAACAATATATAGACAAAGCTAATCAGCTTATTAGAGAGATACTAAATGATAAAAAAGAATATGATGATTGGACTCAAATAAGTTTAACAGTACAAAACGCTGTACAAGCTGCTGCTAATATTTATGGAGCCAGAACTGATGAGGAAATTTATAAGTTACGTGGCTTTATTACAGAACTTCTTTGTGCAACTTTACATAATTTGAAAACATTGGATATAACCTTTAAAAAGAAAGAGAATGGATAGAATACAAACATGTATTTGGGATCATCTTTGTGAAATGTCTGGAGAAGAAGTTGCAAAAGCCTTGACGGACTATCATGGAAATCAATTATTAGATAAAGGTTTTTATCAACACATGGTAGATGAAGGATATATGGATGATGAATTAAGACTATTAGATGATTATGCTTATGATGAAGAAGATGAATAAGTGCTTATGGTAGTTGTCCGGGTTCGATTCCCGGAGCACTACAACTTTAGTTGTTCCCTTCGTGTATTTATACACATTTGCTTGATGTTGGCGCAATTAGAACCTTTTATAGTTCTGGTTGCGCCTTTCTTTTAAAGTTAATGTGGGTTAAATGCTGAAAAACTGGACAACTATGGACACCTACAAAAAGCTATTCATAATCAAAAACAGTAAAGCATATAATTCACAGGAGGAACAACGATGAGTAAAGAAATGATAACTGAAAAGTTGTATATCAACATAGAGCGAATGACTGACGAATTGTTCGGGATATTAAAAGACGCTCGTGATAGCCTAACTTATGAAAATGATGGCGAACATGAGTTCATTATGGAACAATATTCTGATGATTTGCTAAATGAACGGGCTTCAGATATGGCTTATGAATTTAATAGAGACATGGGCGAATATCTTAATGCCTCCGATCATAAAATATATGGAAATTTCAATAACATAGACTATGATTACCCAGCATTCAGAACAGGCAATGTAGAATATGATTTTGATATAGTAAAAGATATGATTGCGCGATTGAACAATCAAGATATGTCTGAGCAATCCGTTAAAGACCGTGATTTCCTGGTAGATTGGTTCTTTGAAACATTTGGCACTTTTGGCATAAACTACAATTTTACTAATGAGATAAGTGATACTTGTTATCAATATCAACAAGAGAAAAAAGATGGAAGCAATAATAGGAATATCTAAGCATAAGTCAATTACAATGCAAGTTAAACGTGTTGAACTAAGCTCTTCTGTGAATTTGCAGTTTGATAATGCTAACGAATCAATGCGTATGTTTCATACACTAAGAGATATGGGTATTAAATGTTATCACACTGGAAGTAATGCTCCGGAAGGTGCTTCTATCTTTTTATACCCTAGAGAATCAAATATCGTAATAACTTTAAGATGAATTCAATATGATACAAAATGAATATTTATCAGAAACATATCGTGGATATAATATCAATTGGTTTTATGATGAATGTCCACAAAATCCAAGAACTGAGTGGGATAATCTAGCTCACATGATATGCTGGCATAGAAGATATAGTTTAGGAGATAAGCACGCATTCCCCGGCCTTGAATATTTCCTATCGTCATTGATTACTAAACATATTACTCACGAAAAATTAAAAGAATATCTTTTATCTAAGAAAGGAAAAGTATGGCTAGAATATATTGAACACACGCCCGAAGAAATAAAACAATATGAATGTAATGCTCGTGTTGCTCTTGGGTATGGTGATAATTATGACGGTGATTATTGGGCATGTGACGGACCTCACGAAAAAGATGATATGATTGATAGTGCTGTAGACCAAACACCTATAGAAAATTTGACTCCAGATGATGTCGCAGAGCTTTTGGAAGACGAACTGGTAATGTTGCCGGTATCTATCTATGACCATAGCGGAGTATCAATTTGGTTAGGCTCACCTAATTGTATGTGGGATAGTGGATATGTAGGGTTTATGTATCTCACTAAAGAAGACGCTTTAAAAGAACTTGGAAACTGTACAGAAGAAAACTGGAAGGAGCGTGCGACAGAATGTATGGAAGCTGAGATGAAAGTATATAATTGCTATATATCCGGTGATGTGTATGGTTTTGTTATTGAGGATGAAGAAGAAAACGAAATTGACAGTTGTTGGGGATTTTATGGCGATGAATCTGTAAAAGACCAGAATATAGAAAATCGTCAATTAATTGATAAAGAAATAGCACACCGTGAGAAAATAAATTTGATTATTAATTCATTTAGTTGGAGTTGATATGGGAAACGTGAATTTGAATGGATTAAGCAATCAGTTCATAGGTTATGCGGCCCATTATATTTATGCTTACTGTAATAAAAATGTGAAATAATATGTTGGTAGATTTAACACCTATAGAATCTGAACGCAAAAGATGTGCGTTTCTACTTAAAGACAACAGCCCAGATATTCCTGAAGAACAATATTGGATATATATAATGAGCTATCCACAAGCTCATATAGAAACAGGCATTTATCATTCTGGAAGTGGAAATCTACACAAATATCTGTTTGAAGAAACCTCCAGTAATGATTTTGATTATAGCTGTGAGTATTGGAATGAATTTGATGAAAGTGCTACATGGTTGCTGCCTAATCCTTATGGTGCAGCCGATAACCTAGAGCAAATCAAAGAGTATTTTAAAAGACAAATATCAGATCCGGATGAAAAATATTTCATAGTTATTCATCATATATACCAAGAAAAAGAAAATGCGTATAAAGGTGGAGGATGGAGATGGCATAAAAATGGGCCGTATATCGGAAATCTTGAACCTCAGTGTGAATATCTGGATGACGAAGATTTTGGTCCTGATTTTCCAGGGTATGTCATTGGTTTTCATTGTTACAAATTAAAATAACATTATGGAAAAGTCAATTAAAGAAATCAGTCTTGAAATAGCAAAACTGAATGAAGAACTTAAAGGTTTAGAATCTTTTTTGGAAAATGCCATTATATCTTCTATTGATGAGTATGTCAAAAGACAGAAAATTATTAGAATTAATGAATATTGTTTTGCAATTCCACTTTTTGATTGGGTAGAATCTGCCAAAATCATTAAGAAATTTCTGCATAATAAACCTGTAAGCCAATGGGTTGAAAGTTTAAACAGAAAATTGCAAGAAAGTCAAAACGATAAAGTTGTTGTTTTTGAACATATAATTTCATGTCAAGGACAAAGAACAGTTAATAAAATACCAGTATTGAGTGAGTTTATTCAATTAATTATCAAACACTTAAACAGATAGGTTATGAACACGAGAAATGTAAATATCCCAGACATTGATGATTTGGATGCTTTATGTAGAGCGATAGATTGGACGCAATATCAATCAATGCTGGAGCAATCTCTTGCTAATGAAAAGATTTGGGAGTTAGGATGTATGGATGGGTATAACCCCCACACAGATAATATTGCTCAAATTGAGGAAGAGTTAAATCTTTTATCTGCTGGTGAATATGAAGCGGTTGTGAGAATGCACGATGCAGAATATTTTCAAGATTTTGTGTAAAATATAAAATGGCGTGAAGGGAGAATGATTATGCAAGAAGAATTTGTAGTTTGCGTCCTTTCGAGAGATGACTTGAAGGAAATAGGGGTAAACCCAGATAGTTTAAGTGATTCAGCTATGAAAAAGATAGCATCTAAAATGGGAGAATCGTATTGTAACAATGGTTTTTGGGAAGATTTAAGATTTTACACTGGAATGTTTGGAAAAACTAAAATCGACGAAAATGAATAAAGATGGAAAAATGAAAGAGCTTAAACGATTGGTTACAATCGAATTGAGATATGAAGATAGGCCTGTCAATGAAGATGTGGGTGGATATACAACACGTACCATCACAATTGGTATTTATGATACTTTAGATGAAGCTATTGAGCAGGGTAATAAAGCAATTGAGTTATTATCCAAATATTTTGAAGTGAGAAGTGATGACTATTTCGTTAAAAACGCCTTGTTTGGTATGCCCAGAACCTTGGTGAGTAATTGTTGTTATCGAACTCAACAGATAGCATATTTTGCTAAGATAACTCCTTTGCATTTCGATGATTTGGAAGCCGCTATTAAAGAAGCGTTTGCGGCCCGTGAAAGATATAAAAAATACCAACAAGAAAATCAAGAATAATATGAAAAAGGAATTAAAAATAGGCGATAAAGTACAAATTAAAGATGCACAGTTTTTTGGTAATTTCGATGAAATGCCAAATGCAATCATTAATTGTAATGGCGTAGATGTTTGTGAAGAAATGATTAATTACTGTGGCACCAAAACTACAATAATTGATATAGTTTTATATCATGGAATGACATTGTATAAACTGGATATACAGGCTGACGGGTATTTGTGGAGTGCTGATATGTTGGAAGTAGAAGATGAGTCAATAGACGTTTTGAAGAAATGTTTAGATTTACAGTGGACAAAACAAATGACTCAATCACGCGATGCTCAGGCTTTTCATCATCCATTTATTGTGCGATATGAAAGCGATGGTAAATCTTACCAACAACTTATGGACGTTTGCTTAAATACAGCCAAGATCTCAAATGATATGTATATTATAATTAAAACATCCCATCAATTTGAGATATATGAACCTGTAAAGTTAGATGATCCTGAAATCTATAACTTGATTAAGCAATGTATTGAGAAGTTTGTAGGCAATAGGCATGTACAACAGATATTTCCGGTAGTTCCGAATTTTTATGACGATTATTTGAATTTCAAATGAAACAGATATTTTACAAACTCCCAAATCAGGTTAGTATCGAACTGGTTAGCGAAATGCACTTACAATGTTATGATTTCGGTCCGTTTGACACCCCTATTGAAGAACTGTTGGAAGATTATTCGCAGGCATCAGGGGAGCAACAATGCAGAATTGCCCAGTCAATTCGCCAACAGTGTGAATTTTATGCCGATACGGTTGGTTACAATGAAGATATTGCCAGCCTCATCTCTTTCGACAATCTTACAAATGATATAGAGCGTATGCTCTTGCAAGCTATTCAGCAATAATCTCATTATTCCCCTTTTTACACATTTTATGCCGTACAAGTCAGAGAAGATTTGTATCGCCGGCACCCAATTCGACAGACGTATTAAACTGACTCCGGATCAAAAAGAATATATTAAATGGTTGCGTGAGGAAGAAAAGATCAGCTACTCCAAACTGGCAAAAATGTTTGGGGTAAGCAAACGTCTTGTCCAATTTATATGCTGCCCCGATAAAGCTCAACGTGCCAAAGAACAATTACAACAGAGAAAATCTGAAGGGCGATACAAACCAACAAAATCAGAATGGGCAGACACAATGAAAGAACATCGAAGATATAAAGAAACATTAAAAAAGGAGGGCAAAATATGACAAAGGAGTTATTAATGGAATATTTCAACACACTCTTTAAAGATTGCTTCTTATTCTGGAAACGTGAAGAAAAAGATATTCTGGAAGCATACGAAAGAGCACTTGAAGATATTAGAGCAATCAATAAATTACCCCAAACTTCAGATGTAGATGTTCATTTGGTTAAATCCGAATGGAATGAAGCGCATACCCAAATACTGCATGACTTGTATAAAGCACATAGTAACAACATGTTGGATTCAGAACATATCAGAATTTGCAGTCATTGTGGATTACCTATGATAGAGGGGTATCACTGGGGAGATGAACGGTATTGTAGCAAAGAATGTTTAGATGCGGTGTATTCTCAGGAGGAACAAGATGTTGAAATGTATATGTTGGCTCCAGGAGAGCAATTGTCTGATTTGAGTGAATCTGAAAAAGAACAAGCGTTCAATAGTCAAGATGAATGTTATTGGACACAATGGGAATCAATAATTAAAGACGAATATTTATGAAAATTATACTTGACACAAGAGTTAGAGACTTTAATTTCTGGTCCGGAGCAAGCAATAACGTCGCAGATTTGACAGATGCACAGTGGGACGATATAGAAAGAACTTTAGATGAGGTTTATCCAGAGGGTATGACCGACACCCAACTCAATGATTTGTTCTGGTTTGATTTTGATACTGTAAAATCATGGGCTGGCATATCTGATTATCCTAAATATTTTAAGATTGTAGGGCCTCGTAAAAATGAGTGTGTTATTGCTGTGGATGATGAAGATGAAGAAAGACAATTAAAGGACGTTACCCACGATTGTGAAGTTACAGAACTTAATGAAAACCAACCTGTTGAAGCTGATGAAGATTTTTGTTTTTGGAATGTAGAATCATTCATATATGACGAAGACAATATGTATGATTCATATAGTATTCCAAATTATGCGATATGTGCTATTGAAAATGGAGATTTTTCAGGACTTGAAAATGAAGATATAGATAATATCAACAAGTTTTTGGCAGATCTGGACGAAGCTATCCCTAATGGGTATGTTTTTGATTGGGATAAAGAATCTTTAGAATCTCCATACTTTTCCAGTAATCCTAAATTTGGATTACCAGCTGATTGCGTGTTATTAAGAGTGTATGAATTAAAACAAGATTAATCAAAAATCAAACGATATTATGTATAAACGTACAGTCATCTTTAGAGATACAACCCACACTAGATGGGTTGTTAATTTTGAATTGCGTAACAATTCTTTAAATATTCAACGAAGTAGAGCCACATTGCAGGAATTGAATAATAAATACGAATTGTCTGTTACTGGTGAAGGTGGTTGCTCATGTGGACAATGTTATGAATATATAGCTCCAAGAACACCAGGTCAAAAACAGTTATTGGATATTTGGCATAAATATCATTTGAACAATATGTCTGCCGGAACTGTGAAACAAGATGACTATTTGAATAGTCAAGAGTATAGAGATGATTACAATAAATTCGTTGATTTATTTATTGGTTACGATAAAGAGCACAGACAACGGTTTGATAAAACTAATTGGGATATTTTCTGCAAATCACTCCAAATATATCCTGATTATGTTGAGGGTGTCAAGACAATTATATTGAAATATATGAGTGACAACCCTATTGTATATATTTTGGGACTTACCGCTCATGGGCTATCACACCAAATTGATGACCTTTATGTTAAGTGTTTGTTTTTAGCAATACATGGATTATACAATGACCGTGGTTATAAATATGGGTCTGGATGGTTGCATGATGAGCTGCCAGTTGATATAGAGCAACAAATTGATTCACTATGCGACCTTATTGAACAAGAAGAAAAGTCATTATCCTCAGAATTAAACCCTGTATTCGATATGGGGAATGAAGATTTTGTAGCAGATGAATGTGTTATTCAACAGGTTATGGATTTACGTCAATGTGACAGGTCTGAAGCAATGCGTTTTATCGCTTTGGGGATGCACTTGAAATATACATTTGGCGACTTGAATGACACTTTTAATATTGAAGATTCCGATTTACAACTATACACAGCCAACGGCACTCAATATTATTTGGGAACCGAAGATGAATTAATACAAATCGCTGAAGACATAGTTCATAACGATAGTGAATATGAATATTTTTGGAGAGAAGCTGTTTCTGCTGGTAGAACACAGGAATCTTTAAAAGAATGGTTGGATTCCATTGTTTCTATGGATGGGTGGTGTTCAGTATTAAACCATTGGAATGGCGAATACCATGAGTATGAAGTTGGAAATAAATGTATTTGTGTAAGTTTAACTTAACTATTCAGTTATGGGAAAAGATTTAGATCAAACTAGATACTGTACTAATTGCGGAAGTACAAATGTAAGAGCGCAAATGTGGGTTAACCCTAATACACACGAAGTTTATAATCATTGTACGGGATTTGATGAAGAATACGACAATTATTGTGATTGTTGTAAAGAATTTGTAGAATTATATACTTTACGACAACTTTGGAAGGCTTTTGAAAATTACCCTGTCAACAATGATGATGAAATTGAAGCTGATTTTTTATCTTTTCCTGCCGGCACTTCAAAGTTTGATGTATGGCATTGGTTTGATGAACGATGCCCTAATAATTTACATGATGATTTAATGTATTAATATGATAACTTCTCAGATAATATTACAACGTTTATCAAACGCTGTTAACGGTTCTGAAAAAGAACTTTATACAGATGGAGAATTGCAGGAATTTACGGAATTCTATTTAGACAAATGGGATGACAATACTAGTAAAGATGTGATTGCTGAAGCTTTTGTAGATTATTGGTGGAATTCTTCTCATCCTTGTAGAAGGTGTTCCGAATGCGGATCATTAATGTGTGAAGGGTATTGTGTAAGTATGGGAGCGGCATATTATTGTTGTGACCAATGTTTATATAAACATTTTACACCATCCGAATGGCAACAGGAATGTGAAGATGATGACCAGAGTTATTATACTGAATGGAGATAATATTAAAAACAACAATGAAAACAAAAATATACAATAATATATTACACGGAGATTGGGTAAAATGTTCGCAATGTGGCGCAATTATGTTGTTGCCATGTGGTGCTGATCAATGCCCGGAATGTTGTGGTTGTGGAACATTATCTTGGATAGATGAAACCCGTCAAGAAATGAATGTAGATGATTTAGGTGCCGATGTCCTTAATACGAATCACACCTTAAAACCGGAAGATTATTTGGATCCAGAAACGCTTGCTATAGAGTTTCCTGAATACTACAAACAATTAAAAACACCGATGATGGAACATACTGATTTTTATTGTTTAGTTAAAAGAATTAAACAAATGGAATATAAAGAAGTGTTTGAAGCAATTCAAGCACATGGAGGCTTTTACGAATGGGATGTAAATAGTGATAGCTATCCTATTATTGCTGTGAATATAGATAGTATTTACCCTAATCCGATGGATGTTGTGATTACCAAAGCTTATGTTAAAAACAATATATTGTGTTTGGAAGGAGAAGATAAGGAATACGGTAATCCGGTACAATTTTCATGTGATGAAGTTTTTGCTGGACACTTGTCATATATCTTGGATTATTTGCCTGCCACAAGCACTGTTGATTCTGTTAAATCCGATTTTTCTACTAATGTTTTGTTTGGACAAGATGCAGTTAGAGCGTACGAAAACGGCAGTTTTCAAGAATTTGTAGATAGTTATGAAGGGTATAACCACATTGTTCGGAGTTTTGATACACTGGAAGAACAGCAAGCGTATTTGACAGGTTTGAATGATATGGATGGATGGCATGAATATCGGCAGTTGGAATCACATGAATTATTAGAAGACCCCAATATTAGTTATGAATAGAAAAACAATTAAAGTAAATAAAGATGGCTTTGTATGGCGCATCGTTTCAAAAAAAGAAGCTCAATTTATTTGGGAACATCAATTGATGGAGTTATATGTTTTATATGACGATGATAGTGAAGGGCTGATTGAATCTAAAGACGCATTAGAGCAAGCTTTACAAGATGGGATTGTAGGAATAGAAGTAGGTCATTTAACAGGTTCTGAATCGGACTACTTATTGAACCTTCAGGAAATATCTACGCAAACTGCATTACGCATTACCGATTTGTTGGATTGCAGCAGACAGGAAGCGTTTAAAATAATACAAGACTGGACAAGTGAATTTGGGGATATTTATGGACCATATCAATACACTGAGAACAATGACTACTATGAGTTATTGGATCATTTTATTGAAGAAAAATTTGAGTTATTGGCCAAAAAATATAATTCAGTTGCCTCTTCAGACATAGAACATGAACGTTCCGTATGGTTAAGGGCTGGAATTGTTTTGTCTGGTACTAAAAAAGAAATTGACGCAATCGTATCTGGTGACGGAAATATAAAAAACCTATTGGACAAACAACAATTTAAATTTCAAGGTGATTCTTATATTCCTGAATGTAGTATAGAAGAATACAATCGCCAGTATAACACTGATTTTAATGTTAATGAAATTAGTTACAATTTATGAATAAAGAAAAAACAACAATTGAGTATTGGAGACACCCTACTGAAGCTGAAATTAAGTTTGGCGAAGGTGCTATTCATTGGTTAACAGTTGATATAGAAAAAGTCAAAAAGCCAAATGGAAAATTGAAGAAGTGGTTTATCCATACGGATGGATTAAGATATAATCGTCCATAACAATTGTTTGTTATCATCCTTTATAAAGGGCTGTCCTAGTTTTCTGGGATGGCCCTTTTATGTTAAACAAGGGTAAAAATGGACAACTATTCACACCATATAAAACAACATTATCTATTCATTTAAAAGCGTAACAATTATGAGAACAGTTTTTTCAGATATACACCAAGTCGCTCATTTATGGGCACATCAAGCTCAGGAGGAAGCGCGTAATTCCCAGGATAATTTTTATTTTCATAACAATACAATATATTCTTATGGAGCACATTTTATATGTGGTCAAATAGTATTTAATAAACGTGGAGAGAAAGCGTATGTTTTAAACGATAACTCATATTCTAGCACCACATCAAAACATCAAGGGGTTGTCAAATCATCCATTCCTTTTGGTTCAACAATTTTCAGTACAAGTGGTGCTGACACACCCAACACTATTGGTGACAAATACCAATATGGATATTCCCAGGCAATTAAAGCTGTTTGTAATAAGATAGTCAAGATTGAGACTTTGATGCAAAAAGAAGTGAAGGCTATATCCAGAGACTATAAACCTCAGATATTAAGCCTGATTAAAGAAATTGACAGATGGATTAAATTTTGGGAATTGAATAAAAAACAAAAATGGGGTGTTAATTCTTATTTGCCTCCTGTATGGCAGCCTGATATTGATACATATCTGAACGCTTCTAAAAGAGCGATTGATGCTTGTTTTAACTGTACCAAAACTCCTGAAAAGGCAGCGAGTTATTTGTATTTATTCAATTTGATTAGAGCTTTAGACGAAATCAATTATGAAAATATCGAGAATATTATATCTCAATTCTATGGATCTGATGTGGTAAAACAAGAACCGGAAAGGCTCGAAAAAATCAACAAAGCAAAAGCTAAACAAGCACTTGCAAACAAGAAGAAATTGCTTCAGGAAGATGCTAAGAATCTGAAAAAATGGAAAGCAAACGATAAACAGACATGGAACCCAAGCTCTGAATTTTGGGTCAAATTTGGGTGGGACACATCATTGAGAATTAAAAACGATCTGATTGAAACTTCAAAACATATTAAAATCAGTTTGGAGGAAGGCAAACGGTTATGGGCATTAGTACAGGCTTTTCATAATGGACATGAGTTGACCTAGCTCTTGACTTAAATGGCCACCAATGGAAAATCAATTCCTATAAGAACGATATTCTTACGGCTGGATGTCACACTATTCATTTTAGTGAGTGTCAAGAAATTGCAAATCAATTGGGTTGGTAATATGCCGTTAAAGATAGAATCAATAAAAGTGGCCGGCACCAAGTATGATGGCCGAGCTAAATTGTCTGAAGACCAACGACAAGCAATAAGGATTTTAGCACGTGAAGGCTATAGTCAACGCAAGCTGGCTTCTATGTTTAATGTCAGCAAACGACTGATTCAATCTATTATCACACCTCCTGTACGCACTCCAGCTAAAAAACATACAAAAGAGTATTGGACTGAAGTCAAAAAAAGATATAGAGATAAAAAAATCAATTTATACAAATCTGGAAAAATCCAATTTAAAAAGAAGTAATTATGGAATCAAAAATCGAAATTTTAAAAAGTAATGTAATAGCAGCTTACAGATCTGGAAGTGAAGAAGTAAAAAACATGCTGACCCACCTGTTTCCAGATATGGATTTCAAGGGCAACGTGATGGATAGAATCAAGACATGGAAAGATGTTTGTAATGAGTTGAATATTCCTGATGATTGGGAAAATAATTTACAGTTACATGTTTTTGATACCTTCCATTTTAATGAAGGTGAAATGAAATGTGCAATAGCACACATGAAAATTTTAGCTATTGCTAAAGCTTTAAACGAAGGGTGGGAATTAACGAAAGATGCGGAAGAACGCGAAGAGGGATATGGCATATATTGGATTAAACGTGATGGAGTTCGTGGTGACGTTGATTTTCAAGTCGGCTCGTCTTGCGCCCCCTGTTACGTGGTCGCGAATGACGTGTTCGGCAACTCGGATTGGTACTTCGTGCCTCGGCTCTCCTTCAGAACACAGGAATTAGCCGAATATGCGGTACTTCAGTTTCCGGATATTTGGAGAGAATATTACAATAATTATGAACAAAACAAGTAATGACTCGAAAACGTAAAAAGCGTATTGTTTATACAGAATTTAATTCCGCTTCTATAAAAGACGCAAAACGCAATATCAAGTGTTTTTTGAAGGCCCTTCTATCTCAGATTGGCCTTCAAAGTGGAATTGATTACTGGGTAACAAATGATTTTCTCAGAATCAGACATTTGAAACAAGTAACTGGGAAAATTTTGATAACGCTTAAAGAGATTTTTCCAGTATTCAATTTTTATTGGGAGACCCCAAGAATATTAGTTTGGTTCTAAACAATAAATACATATTAAGCAATTAAATGTAAATAAGTATGACAGAAAAATATGTGTCAGTTTATCCTGTTTCTTTTGGGACTAGAGTGTTTATGCACAGAAATGGCGTAATCTATCAAGCTGAATATAGAGGCATAAAAGTTACAGAGGATGGTATATGTGGACATAATGTGAACACGCAACACATTTTTTGGTTAGGCAACAAACAAGGAGAAATAGAGGTTGCTTCAAATATAAGTATTTATACAACTGTTCAAGACGCTACGCAAGAAAGAAATGCAATAGCATTAAACAAAATAAATATTGAGAATTTTTCAAAGAAATATTTGTTGCATTTGCTTTGGAACGGTATTCAGTTTTCTGGTTGGCTTTGGGATGGATCCAGGCCGATATGCAGAACGCCTAGAGAACGTTTAAAAGGTTGTGTGATACATCAAGGAGAAATTGAATTTATTGATTGTCAAGGAAATGTGTATGATGCCAATAAATTCAATAGGTTTTATCAAACAGCAGAGGAATGCCGAGAAAACAATACTCCCAAAATTATGATGTTAGATGATGAGGATGATGAAGAATTTGCAGAAAGAAAACGAGATGAATTTTATGAATATGTAGCCCATCATTGTCCGGGATTTGAGAATGAAATAGATTGGGAATATTTTTATAACCTACGCCCAATGTCTGAAAATTTAGCAGAACAAGTGCGGGCATGGACAAATCGTTTAGATTAAGTTGATTTATTATGAGCAAATATGATTTTATACAAATAGGTGAAAAAGTTAAATGGGACATGCTTAACGATGGCAATTGTAAGACAATGCAAATATGCACTTCCGTACATGCTCCTATCAAAAACAATACCATTATTAATCTGATTCCTGTAAATGATGAATCAGACGATATTGAGGAAGAATCTTGTGTAAATTCATACACAGCAATGGCCGAAGAATTGTTTCCTATTTTAAAAGACTTTGACAAAGGTTAT